TAGTCGCCGTCGCGCAACTGTCGATGGACCACGTCGCCGATTTCCACCGGCGTTTCGTAACTCTTTTCCAACGGTGTCAGCACACCGTCCACCAACTTTTGAGAACCGTCCGGGTAGTCGACGCGCGTGTCCATCACGGCGTGTTTCTTTCCGTCGGGCGTCACCACCACGTCGCCGTGTTTGATGATGTGGTAGCGTCGCGTCACGTTGACTTTACGACCGTCCGGTTTGACCAGATAATTGACGCGACCGCTATCCATCCACGTTTTGACCAGTTCCAAATTGCGATCGAAAACGCGTTCGGGAATCGTCAATATTTGCGCCATGATTTGCGGCACGACCAACGTGTCCATATCGATAAACGGATCCGGACCGATGACCGTCCGCGCCGACTGATTGACGCGTTTACCCAACAAATTGTTGCGAATGTAGCCGTCTTTGCCGCCGATGCGCTCCTTGATGCCTTTGATCGGTCGACCCGTCGTCGCGTGCTTCGCCTTTTTGCTCGTATTGTTAAAGTACGTCGACACGCGAAACATGAGATTGTTGTAGTACTTTTCACCGCCCGCCGTCAACACCATGGCGTTGTTTTTGATGATTTCCATTTGCTGGAACGTCAAATCGTCGTCGCAACACTGGCCCTCGTTGACGATCAACGGTCGACAACACGTCGGGATGACGGGGAAACGGGTCATGATGAACGATTTCGGGTGCACCAGCGTCGGATCGAAACCCATCAGCCGCACCTCGTCGTCGCTAATGTTTTCGAAACGAACCAGACACTCTTGCGGATCGATGACGGTTTTACTGCCGTTCGAAGCGTCGTGAAAACTGTGGATGACATTGTGCGAATCGATCGTCGAAATCTTGTAGTCGGGTTGCGTTCGTTGACAGTGCACGCAAATAACCAGTCGTTTAAAGTACTCGATCAAAGCGGCGAAACGACGTTTACCGCTAAAGGCCATGAGTCCTCGCAGTTCCATGTGCTCGCGATTCAAAATGAAACGGTGGCACGTGTAACAGAAACACTTGAGCAACAGAACCACGTGTTGAATGTAAATCGGGTTGATGATGGGCCGATTTAATTCAATGTAGCCCATGTGACCGCAACAACGAGTCACGTCCAGTCCGCATTGAACGCACGCGCCTCGCGTCGGTCCCATTCGCGGATCGTAAATGGTTCCCGTTCCGTCTTCGGCGCAAATCTTGTTGTTGGTCACGTTGACGACGGCCATATCTTTGATTTCTTTACTCGACAAAATGCCGAAATGAATCTTGTCAATCTCGTAAATGCCATGGTGGTTGTCTTCCATGATTATTACCCTTAGAGAGAGAGAAACAATACACACACAATCAATTTACTACACAACTATATTTTTGAAATCACACTATATATTTACACAATTTCAAAAACTTTTTTATTCTCGAATAATTTCTTCCACCACGTTAGCTGCACTACCGTCTTTGAACGCGTAGTACACTCCCTTCTCGTTGATGTCGGCGTAGTGATTGGCGAACGTTTGCAGCGACAACGTTTCGTGACTGTAGTAGATTTTCCAGTGCTTGTTGACGATGCCGAAAAGTTCTTCCATCGTCACGCGCGGCTGACTGACGCGCACAAACAGTTCTTGGCACGTCGCCAAGATTTTGTTGCTGCTAATCTGATACTCTAGACTAGCCTTGTTGACCTTGTCGGGAATGCGGTAGACGACGCCTCGCTCTTCGTCTTCCATTTTGATTTTGTAGAGGCGCAACAAGTAGTGAGCCAACGTGCGCGCCATGACGGGAAAACGACGTTCCACGTTGACGTCGATCGGGAAATGTTTCAAACGCATTTGTTCGGCTCGATCTTCCGGCGCCGACGCGCTGAATCGCGATTCAAAAGGAATGACGCGCACGCGCAACCATGTCGCCTTATCTCCGCCCACAATCATCGGTAATTCATTGCAAATGACCATCAGTTTGCACATGGGCGTGAATTCGATGGGTTGACCGTAGACGGGACGGGCGTAAATGCTGTCGTTGCCAGTCAGATTCTTGAAAATACCCGATTGAATGGCGTCCGTCTCTTCCGGTTCTTCCACCACCGCCCATCGCACGCCTCCCGCCAACATGGCCAATTCGGGTGTGGCCGTGCCCACTTTGCCTCGTTTCGACGTCAGCACGCTGATGGGCAACTTGCACGCCAACACGCCAAACATTTTCTCAAACAACAATTGCGTCTTGCTCTTGCCGTTGTTGCCCTTGCCCGTCCAAAAGAGGCAAATCTTTTCCGGGTTGCCGCCCGTAAAGACGCCGCACAGACAGCGGAAAAAGTACTCGCGCACCTCCGGATCGGGTAGAATCATTTCGAAATACTGGTGCAAATCGTTCAAGTCGCGCTGCGACGGCTCCGACACGTAGTCGATGGCCAACGATTTACTGATGAGATCTCGAGGCATGCCTTCGCGAAACACGTGACGCTCCGTGTCGTAGACGCCGTTCTTGAAAGCCACCAAATTGGCGTTCATGTTCATCAATTGAGGCAAGTCTTCCGAATAGAAATAGAATGAACACAATTGCCTAATAATATTGTTTTGACTGCTCGACGTTTCCAGTTTACGAATCAAACTGCCCACCGCCTTCTTGTCGTTAATGTCGTCGTACGACGACAAACGGTTCTTGTACCAGTCGCTCATGCGAACCATCATCGGTGTAAAGTAGAGTTGCTCGTCGTTGATTTTACGCCAATAGTGCTTGTCGAAAATGTACCACCACTTGTTTTGAGAGCAGTACATGAAATTGTCGGGATTCCATTCGTAGAAATCGGCAGCGATGCGGTACTCGGTCGTCGGCACCGTCGACACGCGTTCCGCTTTCCACTCGTCGAGCACGCGTTCCGTCTCCTTGGCGTCGTCTTTGCGCGCCAGAAAAATGAGCGTGCCCAGAGTTTTGCGACGTTTTTGCAGTTTCAAGTTGCGCCAAAAGGTTAGGCAACCCACTTCGTCGTACTTGCTCGTCGACGATTCGCTGAAACGCAGAAATATCGGCAATCCTTTGCCTCGCGTTTCGTTGTAAATAATGATGCCGATTTCCATCCACGTGTGATAGTCGTCGGCTCGATCCTTCTTGATGACGCCCAACAAAGCTTCCAGCAATCGTGTCTGATCTTCACCGCCGCTATTATTAGCGTCATCGTCGTCATCGTCGCAAAATTCCGTCAACGGAATACTGCTGCTGCTGCGTGCACTCAACGCCGCCGCCGCAGCTTCGGCCGTCAATTGTCGCGTCGGTCGTCCGTGATTGTTGATGCTCAGCCACTCGACCAGTGACGAGAAATCATCGATGCTGGGCATCATTTCGAAATCGTGACCGCGATCGTCGTATTCCAAGCAATCTGTTTCTCCATGGTCGCTGAAAATTTCCGTCACCATGTACGCTTCCGATTCCAGTGTTTTAGAGCTGCCGTAGACGAGCCAAAATTTACCCGTCGGATCGTCCAAATCCCAATCGGGAAACGTGTTGAGCGCCCTGTGGACGGCGCCGAAATCACGAGTCGTCAAAAAACATTTCGGGAAATGTAAATGAAATCCGTGCTTGTGGAAACCTTTTTCGACGCGAGCCTTCTTTTCCAGCAACACGCACGTCGCGTCCGCGTTGCGAACCATTTTTTTCAGCACGCCGCGACAGTGTTCGACAAACGTCAACACCTGATCGCGCGTGTACAACGGTTCGTCGTCGGCAGCGCCGCCGCCGATGGCTCGTTTCAAATCAACGTCGACCAGGATGGGCACTGTCGTTCCCGGTTTCTCGGCCAGACACCATTGTCGTTGACGAAGACAATAGTCGGCGTGAAAGGCTGCCTTGTTCTCCAGTGGCAAGTACCAGCATCCTCGTTGGCCGTCCAAGACGACGTGCGTGTAGAAATCTTTTCGTCTTTGAAAATACGCTTCCATCATTGGTCGAGCAAAAAGGCTGCGTAGAAAAAAAATTATCAATTATAAAATACACACCAAACAATGCTCAGATTCATACAGCAAGTGTGCAGCGCTAAGTAGGCACCGCTTCTTTCTAAAGAGCGACACTCGTCTTTAATAAATGATCGGAATACACAACGCGATAATTGGCTACCGTCCCGCCGGTCTAGGAACCGTCGGTGATTCGTGGTCAATGGGCGGTAATCCGACAATTCTAAAACAACCCAAACAGAGTTTGGAATTGCCGAGAAAGACGCGCGTCGGACAAGACAACGAAATTCTCGACGATATGGGCAACGCCTACGATCGCATCAAAGAAGCCATATTACCTTACGCTCGCGGTGTCGATCCCATGGTCTCCGTCATGATGCAAAACACCAACGGTGGCCAGCAGGCGTCATTGCCCTATAAATTGGGCGTCTTCAGGCCTCCCGTTCAACGTCAAGAAGATTTAATGCCGTTGAGTCGTCTGCCTCGACAGAGTACCAGCGTCACGCAGTGGACGTCGAACAATCAAGATCCTTTGTACGCCGAGAGAAACGAGCGCGTCGTCGTCGAACACCGTCCCGACTTGCCGGTCATAGAGGGAAGAATATTCGCTTCGGCTCGACCGCACGGTGTTCACGAACCCGATCGACCCGCCCCTCACGGTCTCGCCCACGAAACGCGATTCTACGAAAAACTCGAACCCGACATCGAGCGACAAATGACACCAGCGCCTCTACCGGAAATTAGTAATTTAGGTCAACCGTTGTACGCTGGCGCCGAGACGGGAGCCACGCGAAAACTCTTGTTGCCTTTCGGCCAATCGCACGACGAGAGCTTGACATCAAAAACTCGAGCCGGGAGCGTCGATCCCAATCGCGCCTACTTGCCGCACGTGCGCGTGGAAAACGGCAGAGAGCCCGGCAACGCCGTGCGCAGCGAATTACAATTACGTGACGTCACACCGTATCATCAATCTCAGTACACGAGTCGACCGCAAGTGGCTGCAGCTTCCCTGCAACACACGCCCATTCAAATCGAGTACACGACGCGTCCCGTGACTCAACGTGCTAGTGACACCACCAATACCAACGTTTATTTCAGAGGTAGGGAAACGCATCGCATCGCCGCGGCGGCCAGCGACGGACGAATTGGGTTCGCTTACGCCGAACGGCTTTTGCCGACGGTCCGCGACCGCGTCGTCAGTCGTCAATCGTTCACCGTTCGCTAATTTTTTAAAAGAGTTATAGACACTTTTAAAAATTCACATGTATAAAATCCCGTGTTTAGCGTAAGGTTTGCTAATTTGCGTTTGTATCTGTAGCTTAGATCAATGGCATGTTTTGTTTTCAATTACACGTCATGGCGATAGTAGTCATAAATGTTATCGTTTTTTTTTGCTTATCAAACATTGGTCCAAAAAAAAGAAATAGAGTGTACCCAAATTTAAAATCAAAAGAGAACATTATTTTGTTGGTTTTTTTTTTGGTTTTTTCTGTGCCCTATAAATTGTTGTATCAACGGAAATGAGATGGATTCAACACAACCAAACCCTTTGTAAAGTCGCGCACCGCTCAGACTCGACAGTGCAGTGGTAACTGCGCGTCCGGCCGTGCTTGACTTTCAAGTTTTTTGACCTCGTCGATGACGTACGTAATCAATTTGCTCTCGGTAAAATTTTGCTCGGCTGACCGAATTTGACTTCTCGTCGTCGCTCTAGACATCTTCCACCAAATCCCTTTCAACCTCTAGAAATGAAAGTCATTGTCAAGAACAACAAGAAGAGCGTGTGCTGTCAGCGACCCGTCAAACTCGTGGCTAGTTTCGATACCCAGCATGTCCACTGTTTACACCAGGGACTGGCGATGCAACATCACGAAGACAATCGCGTTCTCGTCGACTTGTGCGTGCGCGCCGCCAAAAAACGTCTCGTCACCTTTTTAGAGTACCTCTTGCCGAAAACGTTGTTGACCGATCTCGAGATTTGCTATCTCGTCCATTTGTCTCGCAAGTCGCGACCGTGCGTCGAGTACCTGAATTCGTCTCTCTTGGGTCAGCATCCCATGATGACGTACACGTGTGTCGACACGTACGACACGTGCGTCTATCTAGCTAAAATGCACGGCTGGGATGCTCGCGTCGCCGACTGGTTGGTGCGTCGCATGCGATTCGAAATGCTGGCTCGGCTCGTCGCCGAACACGACTATCCGCTCATCGAAAACGTCGACACGTGCAAAACGATTTTGCGTTCGTGCACCGACGCTCGATCGCTCAACATCATCATGCGTCGCATGGTCATCCCGATTATCGATTATAGCGAATGTTCGGCTGCCGTCTATCACTGGCTCGGTCTACCCGACACGCAACAGTCACCGGACGTGTCGACGTGCTCCATCGATCGTTTGTCGCTCTGCTCCTTTGGCGATCCCATCGATTTTCTGTCCAACGTATTGGCTCGACCCGATTTCAATATGCGCATGATTAGGCACAATATCAGTTTGTCGTTTTTCATGTACTTTCTCGACGAGTTTGAAGCCAAAACGAGTCTCACTCTCATCGCTCACCAACACCGTCGCTACAACGCCATGATGTACTTTGGTCGTCGTTTCGGCTACGATCCTCGCATCAACGTTCACACGATGAAGAGTAAATTTCAAAAGAAAATTCTCAACAGCCGCAAATAAGTCTAAATACATGATAATATGGGATACTGTGTGTATTAGGTTCTTCAAATGGCAAATTGATTTTTCAAAAGGGGTTATTTTTCGAATAGATTGTGTTGCTTTTTTAATGTGCTGTATGCGGCCATTTGATTCTGTCAAAAAATTCCTTAAAACCAATGCAATCAAGTGGCCTCGTACAACACGTTGGAACAGCAACGCGCGAAAAAGGCGTGGCAGTGTCTTTGTCATTACTCGACCGTCTGATTTGTTGGTTATTCGTTATCAGTGTGTGAAGCTGGAACGTAACGAATCAGACGCTCGAGCGATGAGGATTCTGCCAGGCTTTTTTGTGCGTTGCTGTTTTAATGTGTTGTACGAGGCCACGTGATTGCATTGGTTTTAAGGAATTGTTTGGCAAATTTAAATGGCCGCGTCCATCACACTAAAAAATCATGGAGAATTTGAATTTATTGGTACCCCCAACTAGGGAGGCAATTGAACTCTTGGGGGTAGAAGAGTGTGGTCATTTCACGTTCAAGGTGTGACGTGTGGTTACAAAAGTAATAAGTAGTGGGTGTATACTACGTCCAGGTCAAAAAATAAAGGAGACAACAGACTACGAAAGTATGTAAAGAACTAAATGTGGACTGTGTTGGTAATTCACTGGCATGGTTGATGACACGCAACTTTGTTGGTTGTTGTATAGTGGGTTTCACTCGGCGATAGATCGGGTGGTTATTTCTCCATTCCCCCAATGTTTCTAAGGGGTGGGTCATTTCACAACTTTGTTTGTGTACCTGATACAGAGAGTTGGGATTGAGATTCCAATGATTTCAGATCATTTGTTAATTTCGTAAAATGGCACTAGTTGTGTTCATGGGATCTACAGTTTAGTGGAGCTGTTTGCGACAGAGGGGGATATCGAATTCATTCAGATACGTGAGTGACTGTCTTTCGAATCTTTCGACCGAGAATTAGTTGATTTTTATTATCCAAGGCGGTGATTATCAACAGGAAAAGTTTTTCGGGTTCTTTGGCTACTAGACGTCGTCGTTGGACTTTTTGTTCTTTTTTTCCACACTCAGTGGTACGTCGATCCCGTTTCGGATTAAGTTTCGGATTGGTCTTTTCTTTCCTTTTTCCACCATGCGTAAGGTCGATGTTGATGCGGTCGTAAAGGAAATCGTGCGCGGGGAAATCGTCGTCGTGGATGATTGTATATGGCAGACTAGACTGCCGTTCTTTTCTGACCCGTAGAGGTTTTCTTTTGATACAGTTGGTTGTGACCCTTGATGGGCACTTTAGGCACCTGCAAAGGGTTATATTTGTCGATGCGTTTGTCCGTGCTCGTCATCACGGTGTTTGATATCTCCATAGATGGACCGAATGATTTCGTGACGTTGTTTCACGTGTCAATGGCTTACTGAGAGAAACACACAACTATGAGAGAGACAAATGGTATGAGAAACGCAACTCTTTCGGTTGCAGTAGCTGGAACGATAGTCGTTGTGACGAAAATAACGTATTCTGACAATGATTTGCGATTCATTTAATTGGAATTAAATGAATCACACTACACAAGGACGGTAAAAACAATAGTAGCCGCCAATGCAATAGTAGTACACATAATGTTGTCGATCTATAGTCTGTCGCCGAGGCTGTGACATTGACGTACCCATTTTTTATTCAGCTAAACAAAAGATTTCCAAAAAACAAAATATGGATATAGATATTCTAGGATGTTTGTATTACACTCTGGCTCTCCTTCTACTGTCGGCTGCCACACTCTTGTTCAGAGCTTTTATCTATCCAATTTTGTACTGGGTCTACGTGTGGTACAAGATCAAATGGTCGTCTCGTCTCTATAAATGGAAAAATCGTCCCTTCAACATGACCAAACATCGGTGCTCGTTTCTTCTCAACGAAGACGAGTACTCGCTGTGGCCCGAACGACACGTGTCGCGATCGCTTTTCGATCTCGTCGTCATCACAGACGGCACCAAAGATGTGTCTCAGCGCGTTCTCTCCAAAGCCGGACCGTACGCCAATTTTTACGGTCTTCGCGTCACGCCCTCCGATCTCGGTCTTCACGTTCTCTACATCAATCACCAACTGTTTGGCGCTCGCGAAACTATTCCACCGTTAACCGATTTTGTGTAGTCGACTCTGGACACTCCGACGCTGTAGCCAAAGTTTCGATAGTTGAAAAATAATCATTCAGTCGTTCGGCGAACGCGTGTCTCGTTTCGCTTCTCACGCTCGGCATCACGTACCACAAATTCTTGTAGTCGACGTACGACAAATACGCGGCTATTTGGCGCAACACTTCTTCCGGTAAGAGGTCTAGCATTTTTTTGTGGGGCACACACACACGTGTAGCACTTTATATATATATATATACCGCGATTCGTGTGCGCGCGCACACAACAATAAAACGATGGAAACCAAATGTCTCGATTCGCAAAAAAATGTCATCGACACACCCAAACGACAGCCGGAAACTGTTCGTTTCAATCAAGATGGATTTTTCAACGAAATACGTGACTTTTATCGCATCCTACCTTGGTTCAAAGAAAAGGTCAACGACATTTATTTGTGCGTTCAAAATTTAGCCGCCGAATCGCTCATCATCTTGCAAGACTCGCTTCGCGACGATCAGGGAAACACCTATCATCGAGCCAACAAGTTCTATTTCGACGTGCAGAGCGTCGCTCGACGTAAATCCCAACAGGGAAACGTCACCACCGTCGTTCATAAAAACGTCGAATACCGATTCATCGTCGGCATCATCACCCAGTACGGACTTTTCCGACAAAACGAAGAGATTTTCAACGCTCAGCAACAGTATCTCGTCAATTGGAAGCACAACATCAGGACCGATGAAATTCAACGCATTCTCGACGCCAACGTCGACGTCGAAACGTACGGCCAGTTTTTCAAGAGCTACATCAAATGTCGTCTCGACATGGACTGCGACTATGTTCGGCGCGTCATCAACGTCTTTGCCGAACGCTTCACCGTAGGCCGTCAATTCATCGACGAAATGTGTCGATTCGTTATATTTTTGAATCCCAAACTGTCGATCGTCCACGAAAGTGTCTTTGTCAAACGATTCAAAAAAAAGTACTACAATCCTGAAATGTTGCCCTTTATGAACGAGTACGATAAACTGGGAGAATTGTACAACGATGCCGCCACGCCGGTCGAAACTCTCCAGCACGTTAGCCGGCAATTGTACGATCAATGGGTGGAAACCCGACGCGAATGCATCGATTCCCTACTGGTCAACAACAGCAGCGTCAAAATGAATTACGGCGGCAGGACCAAAATGGTTTCGTCCAAAATTAAATTCGTCCAATTACCCAGCTGGAAAACGGTGTGCAAAAACGCCACGCATCTCGTCGACGTCGCCGAAGAGGACATTGTCTACATGCAAGACGGCAACGACATTTACGGATTTTCTATCGGCCAAATGTTTCACATTATCGAACACGAAAGTGGCGTCAATCCGTACACGCGAGTGCATCTCGATCGACGCGCTCTTCAGCGTTTCCTCGACACGTACGTCAAACCGCCATCTACAACCACCACCAATAGTACCGATAACGCTCACATTATCGCCGCCGACGATGACGACCAAGTCAATCAGTTGGTCCTTCTCATTGAAAAACATTTAGCCTTCCACGAACGTCTCTGCATGCACTGTCGTCAGCACAAGGCCAAAGACGCCGTTTTTATCGAAACGTACGAAACCGATTTTCCAATCATTCATTTCTGCAGTAGCGAATGTATGGCCGCCTATTCACTCGAAGAATTTAGAGCTATTCAAATCTAAAAATAAATGGTCAATTACATGATGGAACCCGAAGAGAGCGCCGAACAACATCGTAATCGCGTCGTCGTCGGCATAGATAACACGCTCTACGCTTCCGTCAGAGACGCGTACGACGGTCGATATCGATGGATCTCTCTCAGTTACAATTAGTTATTTTCGTCGTCGTCCAACAATTTGCGTTTGTACTGAGTGCCGCACGTGTCGTCGTTTTCAATCAGTTTCTTGGATTTCAAAAACAGTTCAATGAGACGACACAATTCAATGCGACTCAGAGCGTGATCTACGGGAAATTTCAGTTTATTTTCAATCAATTTAATCAGCTCGGATTTGTGCCAATTGACGCAGCGACGACCGCTCTTGATTTTACGTCGATCAGCGGCGGCGGCGGCACCACCGCTACAACCATCACCTTTTTTACTACTACTACTCCTACTACTACTTTTATCATTGTCAGTTATCTTGATGCAAAATTCACCGAGATCGCGATTCTCCTGCCCGTAGCATCCGTACTCGTTATTTTCAAACTGTACTTTTCGAGCTTGAAAATAATCGTCCACCACCCGAGTGTCGCACTCGTAACCCGTTCTCTTGTCCACGCAAAACGAATCGCCGCGACGCAAATGGTAGCCCAAACGGTGATCGTCTTCGTACACGCTCGACTTGTAGTGCAACCACACGGTGCGCTGCAGAGCCACGTGCGCTTCGGGTCGCGTGCACCTCAATCGCAACACGTTTTTCAACAACATGCGCTGCAAAAACGTCGGCATATTGATCAAGAAATTCTTGTCGTTCTGAAAACGTTTCACGTCGGCCACGAAATTGCGTCGCAAATACGTGCACATGCTCAACGCCGCCGTCGTGTGCATTGGTTTCGATTCGTATTTACTCAACAAGTAGTCGTAGAAATTGGCTCGCTTTCGGTCGTACAACGTCGTCAAATAGACACCCGTGTCGTCGTAGCGAACGTGAGATGCGTTGCCTCGAGGATTCACCATCACCACGTACGTGTTGACCACGTGCTTGATCAGTTGAACCAATTGCATGCGCGTCACGTCCAGCGGCTGAGTAGCACTTTCGAATTCCGACCACGGAACGCACCAACGACGACGAAACAGGTCACGCAACCACTCGAAATGACGAGTCCATTCTTTGGAACCCGTGTAGAAATGAAGATCGTAGTTGCGCGTGATGGAAAACGCTTCGTCACCTTGCGGCTCTTGGTCGCACGTAAACTTGCACGCTCGATACTGACAATCGCGTTCGCCGTCGTCGCCGCATTCGTTGCGCTCCTTGAACAGATAACAATCGAAAGCCGATTCTTTGACCAATTGAACAATCTTATTGATTTGAAAATCTTTTTGTTCGCTAATGTTGTACATGATGAGATCGATGCTGGGAAAAGTGCGCGCCACGGCCGCGTACTGGTATATGTGAACCACCGGTCGCAAACCCATAGCGATTAAATCGTGATGACTGTTGCGCCAACCTCGAGCTATAACTTGCGACGTTTCGCCGTAATTCCAGTGCGGCGTCAAAATGTGCTCGTGAATGACGTTGCGCAAAGTGAAACCTTCGGTGATGACGCGACTGCCTAGCAAAGCGTTGATGATTTCGCCTCGGGCGTTCTCGGCGCTGTTGAACAGACCGAGCAAGTGCTGTTTTTTGGCTTCGCTGATGCACGACGTCAGAACAATGTACGAACGACGATGACGCGGCGACGACGACCAACCTCGCTGATCCAACAATTTGGCCAACATCAACAGTCCCGAACCTTGAATCAGATCGCTGTACACCATACTCAGTTCACCTTTGGCGCTAGCCTCTTCCAATCGATCGATGACGAAAGCGTACTTGCAACTATAGTCGGCCAATTTGGACAGAGCCACGGCTTTGGCCTGTTTTCCGCATTTGCCCTCGGCGTCGACGTACAGCGACGTTTGGCGCGTGTTGTTGTACACGTTGACGTGCTGAGCGTCCATGCGCCAAGCGCGTTCGTACGCCGCGTTCTGTTCCTCGCGCATCGGTAGACACACCAATTTAAAGTGCGTTAACGGAGCCACCACTTTACCCATGTACACTTTGGGCACGTCGACGTTGACCGATTTGACAAAGGACACGCGTCGTCTCAAATACGATTTCAACAGCTCTCCGTTTTTGACGTGATGCGATTCGTCGAAAAATGTCGTCGTGAACGCGTTGCCCACCGGCATTTGGTGATCCAGAGGTAAAATCAGATTCATGATGCCAGCCAATTCATCGGGTCCGTCTTTCATCGGCGTGCCCGTCAACAAGACGATTTTACGATGCTGCAACACGTGCAGTAGGCGATGAATTTCGTTGTAGATTTTCAAATGAGTGTTGTGCTCGTTGTCGCGAATGTTGTGCGCCTCGTCGATGATGATGATGTGCGAATCGAAACGTTGCATCAACACCTTGTCGGGTAAATCTTTGATCATTTTAGCCAGAATTTCAAACGTGAAAAACGTGTACGTCTGGTGGATTTTTTTGCGCTGGCGACTGCGAAAGAGTTTCTCGTTGAACTCGCCGTCGGCCGAAGTGGCCGGCGCGATTTTGTACTTGTCGTCGGTGCATTTTTCGGCGATTTCGTTGACGAAATTGTTGATCAAACCTTGACCTCGAGCGATGACGATGACGCCACGATACTCGTGCGGATGCAACGTCAACAGTCGTTCGGCGATGCGAATACTCGTGCACGTCTTGCCGGCTCCCATTTCGTGAAAGAGCAACAGTTCATCCGTTTCATTGTAGACGTTGCCGAACCAAGTGGCCAAAAATGATTGATGCTTGTAAATGTCTCGACTCGTTTTCGTCTCTTGAAATTCTTTATAGAAATACACGGATTTCCTGTAGTCGGCTATGAAATTTTCATACTCCATTTTATTACACACATGCTAAATTTTCCAAGGTAAAAAAAACTTGGAAAATACACAACATAAAATACCTTTTTTAAAAAAAACAAAATTTTAACCTTGAACGAAAATAGGTTTCAACCATTGACGGATTTCGGCCTTGACTTCTTCAGACATGGTCGATCGGGTCGTCGTAGTTGGCACGTAGATGGATTCCGTGGCGTTGTTGAACGCTTCCAGTGCTTCGTCGTAGTCGCCGCCAACGTCGACAAATTCGGCACCGCTCGCAGAAATTGCTACTGGTGGTGCTTCGGCGGCTGCTACTTCTGGTACTACTACTTCCGCTGATTGGTGTTGTCGGTGACGATGACGAGGCGTTCGATCGGTCGTCGATTTACGAGCGCACCGCGTTTCGTACCTTTCCTGATACTTCCAAATCTTTTCGCTCGATTCTTGCAACAAAGCCAACGTGGCGTCGTACTTGCTCACCGTTTTTCCAAACAGTTTCAACGTGTTCTCAAACATGCTGCCCAAATCGGCCACTTGGTTTTGCATCAACATTTCGTGATCCAATATTTTAGCCGTAATGAAATTTTCGAAATATTGAACCCATTCGCCGACATCGGTATAGACGCTCTTGACGAGTTTCATGTGGAAAGCGTCCAGTTTTTCTTGAATAATCACTTTGAGCGCATCCTGGTGTCCCAAGTGTTGCGTCGAAACGGCTGCCAGTGCTGCCATTTGATGATTTTGAATATTTCGAGGAATAGCTCCGTGAACAACACCAAACGCAAAGACAACAAGTGCTAGCTGTTGAATCATTTTACGAATCTTGGAGATACGATAATTTTTATCTCTAACCGAGTGAATTTTTTTCTCAATTCGCGCACGGCATCTCAAGCGTGGCTGTAGTGATAATAAAAAACATGCGATTCGTTCGTTTCAAATGCGGAGTGGAAACGGTGCTGCGACGCGACTACAAGACCGTACCACGACCCATCGGCGACGACATGTGCGCCACCCGGTTATTGCTCAATTTAAAGAATTTACTCGTTGTGCGCGGCACGTCACCCGACGACACCATGATCGGTCCTCTAGAGTATTTCGGTCGCGTCGATCCCTACCGCCACCCGTTGACGTCAGTGGATACATTGCCCATAGTGCGACCCGAATGCGTCACGTGCCTCAACGTCCAGTGGCTCAGCGCTTCATTGGGCAACGTTGACGACAGTCTTTTTCCCAATGCCGGAAAGCTCGTGTTGAACAACAGCGATCTAGTCGTACCCGTTACCGACCGGCCGGGAAACTACATCGACTACAATGTGCGTCTCGTCGAATCGTCGCGCGTCACGTACGACACGCAAAACAACCAGAAAACCATGTTTTCGGTTCGCTACCATTTCGCTGAAAACTATTACGACTACGCCATGACCAAAGAGGGAGTCTTTCTCGAACGACATCCCTTCATACAAGCCATGAGTCCCGTTGATAAACATGCCAAAGGTTTCGTCATGGCGGCGCGCATGCGTGATCAACATATTGACATTATCGGCATACGCATCCCGTTGGGTTACACGCTACTCGTCGATTCGCTAGCCATTCACGGCGATAGCACGCTCGTCGGTGACTATCGTATGGAAATGACGGCCGATCACGTGGAAATGAGTAAAGCCGACACCGTCTTTTTGAAAACGGTCCAAGGACGGAACGTCGGCGTCAATAACGTCGACAAAGTAAGCGTTCCACCACCCGTCAAACATACAGTTAAAAATCGTGTATTCAATCCAGTGTGGTAACAAAAAAGTTTCATTTAGTATGTGATGCCTTACCCAGTACACACACACACCAAATGAAACTACAAACACTACAGAAATATATACGACTACACAGACACTATTTATACGTATATTTAATTAAAATGAAACGGGATCTTTAAAAAGACATTTATACATGCGAGACGTGACGTGAAGCATTCTACACTTGTTTCTAGTGTTGCGAGTCATCAGATTCCACGGGCAATCGTCGTCACGGCTCCAATCGTCGGGCATAGGGCAATTGTGACGTCTCAAATAGCGAACGCTGACCAAATCGTCATTGTAGGCGCAAACGCGCATCGTTTCCGCATTCCACGGGCACCCGCGCGAACGCAAGTAGTGCAACACGTCGACGCGACGCGCTTGAGCCGCGCAATACGTCACAAAAGGATCCATCGCACATCCGTGATCGATACAGTACTCTAGACAGTCGATGAATCCGCCATGTGCCGCGGCCGCCATCACGAAATGATTCCATTCGCAACCGCGTTGGTGCAAATATTTCAAACAATCGAGACGACCCGTCGACGCCGCCGCTCGCGCGCACGTCCAATCCCACGGCTGACGCAAACACGCCACGTGACCTAAAAAAGCCGCCGTTTCGCAATCGTCGCAACACACTACCGTCGCCACCACGTCTAACGCCCCTTCCGCAATGGTGTCAATCAAATACGTTGTCGCTATCTGTGTCATCGTCGTTGCTATCGTAACTGATACAAATGATGTTTAAACAATCACGAGGATGCGGAAAATCAATCTCGCATGTACCGCCAATAGGTGTCAGCGATTCAGGAAAATAAAGTCGAGACCACAACGATTCGTCTATCCAATCGACGTAGACTACAACGAGAACCGTGTCCACAGGTAAGCGAATGAATTTCAAACGAAGACAATGTTTTTCGTAGACGCGAGTTTGCGTTCCCACTCGTACCGTACACTTTCCAAACACCACCACGTGATTGTGTTGACGACAATCGACCACACTTCCTCGACTGTCACTCTCGATAAACACGTCCATGATCTAATCTTCTTCTTCTTCGTAGTCGGTCGTCACGTAACTACTGTCGCTATCGCTGCTGCTGCTGCTGCTGCTAATGCTAAACGTCACGTCGTCAAATTCTTCTTCGACGGGAATAAATTTCGAATACGGCCACGGGACGGCCACGCTGTGATCGGCCAAAACAAAAGAACTCAACGTTTGCAGAGAAGGCACGTGGACGTGGTAGTGTTCGCGCCAAACGCTATCGTTGATGTATTTTTTGAAAACGGCCACCAACACCGTGTGACGTTCAATGGGAATGACGGCGCGCGTCTTCACTTGATAATGCTGAATTTCGTAAATCGTGCCAATTCTCACCAGACAAGAACCTTCAATTTGCAAGGGTTTCGTCACGTTTTTCAACACGACGCAATTCGTCGTGTAATATATAGAATTTATAAATACCATTTCTCACAGAGTCTCAATTTGTTCGTCGCAATAAAATAAGTTTTCGAAAAAATTCACCACCAATTGTCGAGTTCGATGACGCAATACAGCGGGAAAAATTGTCTTGATCTTGCCACGTTTCTCTAAATCGAGAGCGCACAACGTTTCCAAAGTTAGAGGATTTTCATACTTCAATTCGATCAGCGGAAATTCTTGACGAAATAATGTTTCAAAATTGCCAGAGGCGTTGTCGTCACTCTCCAAAAAAACAAAGAGGAAAACGATATTGACCAAATCGGCCGTCAATTGACGATAGGCAATTTCACGATCGGCGACTGGCATAGACAATTGACGAACTCGACCTTCACACGTGACATACTTTACCAGGACATCAACGTCGGGTAAAACCAGTTGGTCAACACGTTCGTCAACCATCAGCACCTCGGGAGCAATGATACGGTCACGGCCGTCTCTATTAGTAGTAGTGGTGGTGGTGGTGGCGCTGCTGCTGCTGTCTCCCGTTTTTTTGCCTGAACCCATTTTCTCTTTTTGACTACGAAAACAAGCGGAGCGTACTCAAATCCGACGACGCCACGCTGGCGCCCAAACACGATTGACGGGTCGCCACACGACCCGACGAACGACTACGTCGCCGCGAGGTGGTGGTGGTGGTGGTGGTGGTGACGGCCAAATATCGGGCGCTGGCTGCGGAGAGGCGGCCGCTGGAACGATGGGATCCACGCCCGGTATCGGCCGGCTGACTAGTTTTTTGACACGGCACCCACGACCGATTCCACCCACGACGTGAAAAACGACACGCGCGTATAGTACGACGGCGGACGACACGGGTTGGTGCCGAAAGACACGATGCCCACTTGAGTCGCTCGTCCGTTGAGCATGACGATCAGAGGACCACCGCTGTCGCCGAAACACGTCGTCGTATTCGTTCCCCCTCCGGCGGCAAACTGTTCTTCAGGTTTTATCGGGATGGTGGCCGTCATTTCGCGAACTTCCGCTTCTTGCATGATGGTCGCCGAACTGCCTCTGTCGCCTGTCACCGACCCCCAACCCATGGCCGTGATGACCATCGGTTTCAAATCCATCGTCGCGTTGGCCGGCAAACACACGGGTTTGACGAATTGCGTAAACTCGAACGGACGATCGACTTCCAGTAGAGCGATATCGCCGCGGAAATTGTCGCCTTGATTCCACGTCGGATGATTGACGACGCGTTTAACGGTTCGCGTTTGCCTTTGCGGTTCTTGCACGGCTCGATTGAAAACACCGGCAGCGATTTGAGCTCCGACGGCTATATTGCAGTGAGCCGCCGTCAAGATCCACGACGGAGCAATCACGCTTCCTCCGCAGCCACCGAGTGATGCCATCCAGGGAAATTTACCGGCGAACGAATCCTTGCCGTTGACGACGTACGATTGCACGCCGCTCTGCGTGCCCACGTTGCCGCAACCACCTGTGGGTCTAGGTTGCGGACCCGGACCAGGACTAGGACCCGGACCAGGACTAGGGCCAGGTCGCGGCGGTTTCGCACCTCCCGAAGTCGGTGATCGAGACAAGACTACACCGCCAACCACGCCCAAAATGACAAATACCAAAAATATAATCCAAAAATCTCGTTGTTCCATTACTGTAGCACTCTTTATATTATTGTTGAATACCAGTGGTTTCTTTAATCCATTGTAAATAGTGAGATACCCGAACGAAACCACCCGCACCTTTCGTACAAGGATCCGTCGCGAACGACATGATGCCGACAATGTGCCAATTTTCGCCCTGTTGCAACATGAGCGGTCCACCGCTGTCGCCGAAACAGATACGACCGCCCGTCGGATTGCTGGCGCACAATTGTTGAGCCGGATTGATGTTGAATTCGGTGCACGGTGCCACTTCTTGCAGCAAGACGTCTTGCAGTTTGGTCGCTCGCGTAGCGGGAAACGCTTCGGGACGCGTGTTACCCCAGCCGGCGGCGTATAAATTTTTGCCTTGGGTCACCATATTGGGCGTGGGCAGACAGATGGGTTGCTTGTAGCCGTCGAACACGATGGGCGCCGGCAATTCGATGAGAGCGATATCGTTTTTGAGTGTGGTTTTCTCGTACTGAGGATGAATGACGACGCGTTTGGCTTTGACCAAAATGCGTTGATTCTCGTTTTTAGACGTGTCGAACGCGCCAAACAACAAATCTAAATCGTTAGAATCGGCGTCGGAGATACAATGCGCCGCCGTCAGCACCCACCTGTTGGAAATCAAGGTCGCGCCGCAATTAAACAGATTCACCATCCACGGCCATTTGCCGGCGTAAGCGTCAGTTCCCGCGACGATTTGCGGGTCGAACGTTGTAATCAATCGTCGTCCGCACAATTTCGATGGCGGAACCGGTGGATTTGGACCAGGACCAGGACCCGGACCAGGACCCGGACCTGGACTTGGATTGGGTGGACGAGTGCCGCCACCGGATGTTTGTCGACGCGACACGTAGACGAGAACGCCGACGATCGGCGCCACCACCACGAATAAGACGAGGAAAAAAATGCCTATATTTCTATTGCGACGATCTCTGTCGTCGTCTTCATTACTACCATTTATTTTTAGTTAGAACCTTGAATTATGAGCAGCGTCGCGACGTACATGATAACCGTGACGGTAGCCAAATAGAGAACGTTATTGTCCTGTAGCGCTGGTATCGTTCGTTCGAGCGTTCGACGCGTAAACGGTAGCGATACCAGAGCGAAAACCGTCGCGACGAAAATAGCCGATTTCCACGCGGGCATTTTTTTAGTAGAAGAAGCTTCAACGTAGTCAGCCATTCTTTATTATTTATTGTTCTTTAAATATTCGTCGTATAAATAAACATGTATGCTGCTCAAAATATACAAGAAGATTTGACGATTAAACAGGGTCGTTATTTTTGGCTTTTCGTGGCTCTCGTCAGCGTCTTCCTCATCTACTTCATGGTGGACTGTTTCAACCTCTTTGGTGGTGAAGTTGACGAAGGTGATTGCGGTTGCGATGGCACGCTAGGATCGTCAGTGCTTTTGTCAACCTCCTAATTATAAACAGCATGTATCACGGTGACAGATCTATTCGTTTTTATAATCTCATTTATGATTTGTTTTCTCGAGCGAAACTCAAGAAAGAATTTATCGAACTCTGTTTGACCGAGGAACGTATGGCCAAATTCGGTAACGCCTTCACCAGCGTCAACTACGACAAGGCCAACAATTACGAGTACCACGAACAGATTGGCGATTCGACCGTCAACAAGTTCATCGTGTCCTACATGTACAATCGTTTCCCGCAATTGCGCACCAGCGACGGCGTCAACATTGTCGCTCGACTCAAGATCAAGTACGGTTCCAAAGGTCAGCTCAACATCATTTCGGAGAAGCTCGGATTCTGGAACTACATTTCCACAGAGAATGAAGAAAGAATTAAACGTAAAAAAAATCTACTAGAAGATGTATTCGAAGCCTTTTTTGGCTGTTTCGAAGAGGTCATCAACGAAACCATTTACGAAATTAAAGGTGTATGGTTCAACGGAGCCGGATACGATTTGTGCTACCGATTGTTGTCCTCCATATTCGATGAATTGTCCATTTCTATCAAATATGAAGCACTCGTTGACGGCAAAACGCGACTCAAAGAGTTGTTTGACGAACAGCGCCAGCATTTGCAGCAGTTGCGCTACGAGGACTCGCGTTCGGCCGACAACAACATGTTCGTCAGTCGAGCCTACAACAAGAACCAATTGCTAGGCGTCGGTACGAGTAACAAGAAAAAAGAAGCCCAAGAAAAAGCTGCCGACGAAGCGCTCATCACTCTGGCCAAATTGGGATTCGTCAAAGACGTCCCTCAACAGTACAGAAATTTAACTTAATTTGTGTGTGTGTTTTCAAGATTTCCAATACAACAAAATATTGAAAACAAATTTATACCGTTGTTTGATTGGTCGCCGGCAGCGGCGGCGGCGGACGATAGTGATATGAAATGCGGTCGCATGAAACGGAAACGACCCGCGTTTCACCGCCCATCGTGACGCTGACCTTGTGAGCCGACCCGTTCCAAAAGAGAAACGGATCGATGGGTACCGAAAAATAGGGCTTTTGTCGATTGTGATGACGTTGTAGTAGTTCCAGTAATTCAATAGCCGCCGTTCTTTTGGCTTCCTGTTTACTGCGACCCGTGTGTTCGCGAGTCACCATCTCGTCCACTTGCAACCTACACGTAAACAGGGGTTGATGATGTGTCGACGCTATCGGCGAGATCGCGATGGAAAATGTAGTGTTGACTTGGAACCCATGTTTCATGGCCAAATCGTTCAACTGGATTAACGCATTCTTCGACTGTGACATTTATCGTATTCCTTTTGTCTTCGGGTCGCAGAGTCAATTTTTTTCTGACCTCGTACTTCACCTGTCGTGGTAACGTAAAAGGTATATACATTTATTATAAACACATGTCTTACACCGGATTCAAGAAACAGACAAGCACGCGCGACTCGTACACGACCGACCAAGCGTGTTCTTTCGGTACATGCAGTATCTCGACAGAACAATTGCCATGCAACAAAACGGGCGGCATCGAAGACGAAACCACGTCGTTCGAATCGTGCGTCGGTGGATTCTGCCCTCAACGACGCGTTTGCGTGCCTCCCGATCGTAAAGAATGCGACGTCGGGCTCAATGACGGTCGCGTAGATCCATTGAGCTCTGTCGAATGGCAAGTCAAAGCTCCCAATCTCGTTTGCAAATACGATATCGATGAAATGAATAGCATCAACGTCATTGACAATTACAAACGTTTATTCGGTGACAATGACAATTACAAACTCATGATGGAACGACTGTGCGGCAGCGAAGCGACACTGTGCGCTCTGGATCCTCTAAGCGGTAAACCTTTTGAAAAGTGCAGCAACATCAACAGCACGACGCAGGTGGGAGACGAGTGTCGCCTGTTTTACAACACTCAAACGGCCGACATCAAGGACACGATCGTGCAAAACTATTGCGTCAAACATCCCAACAATCCCGATTGCAAATGCGTCGAACGATCCACCGATCCCAATTATCGCAACGTCAAACCCCATATTCCCTTCAATGACGGGTGCTGGTATCCGGCGTGCGCCACGGCACCCTATTTGAAAACTCAAGACGTCAAAAACGCCACGTGCCCATCTGACGTCTGCCAAATCGTTTTCGACAATTTAAACAATAATAATGTCAACATTTCAGACAATAAGAACGCCATCAATTGCAAATTTGAAGCTCCACCTCAGCCGCCGCCGCCGCCTCGTCCGTCGCCAGGTCCGTCGCCGCTGCCTAGACCGAATCCTCCTCCATCGTCGCCCGTCAACATCACCGCCGTCGTCATCATCGGTATCGCCGTCTTTGTCGTCGTCATCGCTCTAATCGCCGCCGGCGCCGGACAACGACAACGCTAGGCGACACACAACGCTAGGCGACACACAACGCTAGGCGTCGTCTTGACCAATCGAAGCCACGTAGTGTTGTAAACTTTGCGGCAATGATGATGTATCGAGACTATTGGCACGGATACAAATGGCGCTCCGTAACTTTAATTCCAGTGGAAAGGGTTTAAATCGTAAATCCCATTCGAATTTTTTTATCGACATCCAATTGTCCAGATAAACCATTAGTAGAATAACAGTTGGATCAAGGTTGATAGTTACACTGGCTTCAAATGTAAACCCCATATAGGATTTGCCAAAAATGAATCCAGATTTCGTTCTGCCACTGGCGAATCCGACTTTTATGCGACAACTAATAGATTCCCAATAATTGTAAGATGAATACGCAATCCTAATCTTAGGTGTCAGCTCGTGACGTTCCAAGTAAATGACTTCATTGCCAATGTTACACGTTGTACGACGACCGTTGATAACTATAAAAGAGTTCATCATTCGACGCACACACACACACACACGCCGTAACAACTCCTACAGTCAACTGTGGGCGACCAAACGTCAGGCAATCGAGTGTTGTAAACTTTTTTTATTGTGTGAAATACCAATGTCTATTTTTAAGGGAGGGTGAGGTTGGTTCGGGTTGTACAATCAGGTGGGATATACTAAAACTAGTAGACATTGGTATTTTTTTTGTATTTATTTCTTGACACCATTGTATTGAGGTTTATCTTTCTGGTAGGCTATTTTGAAGACGCGAGCTGGATAGTCGTACGCGTTGATGATGCGCGTCACGTCGGCCAACGTGATTCGTTTGTGAACCGGGTGGTGACGTTTCGTTTCCACGTAGTATTGCTGAATTTTCAACAAGAGACCGTGCCGCTCCTGGCTGACGTGCACGTAGTTTTTCATGATGTATCGATTCTTGTAGGCCAGCAGCAATTCGGCCGCGATGACGGGAATTCGCAATTCGAACCAATCGGCGATCGGGGCGCTGTCGGGATACAATTCCAAATACTTGCGTCGTTTATCGGCATCGCGACGAGCGATGCAATAGCAAAAGGCTCGACACGAAATGTTGTTGCGCACGCTGGCATAGTCGGCGTAGGCGGAATTCAAAACGCGATACTGGACGCGGTAGTCGTCGGAAAACAAGAGTACGCCTTGTTTTTCGAACGGATTGATGGCACTCACGGCTCGCACGAGATCGACGACCGTATCAAAACGAATCGTTTCGTTGATGGGAATGAATCCAATGGCTTCGTGGACTTTGAGCCGCTGATCGCGCTCGTCCGTCACCAACACCAAATAGATGCTCTCTTTTTGCAATTCGGGTCGAACGACGATACGATTATCGGCGTTGTTGATCAAGATGAAATGGTAGCGACGCGTCGTTTGCAATTGGTCGAGAAAGTCTTCGTACGATGAGAAACCGTAATCTTTCTGCAAAGCTTCGACAAACAGGTGACCGAACGACGTTTTGCTGGCCCAACGCGATTTGAAAGCGTTCAGTTTGCGATGCGTCGTCATGAGCCATTTGCCGTCGACGTACAGAAATTTTACGATCGTTCCCTCGTACGACCACGAAATCTTAAAGTCGGCCAGATTGATTTTGTCCAGACGCGTCACATTGTCGCATGTCATTTCTTCCGTGAAAGGAAATCCTCGATAGATCAATTGACGTCCCTTGAAAATGTAGCCGCGAATGAGACACTCGAATTCCGATTGAGGAGAAGAAGAACAATACACTTGATACGTGCCATCGTCGTCCGTCATGGCAATTTGATGACGCTTGATTTCATCCAAAAGAGCACCATCGTCTGCTTCAGCGTTGGTAGCGGTGGACACTACGGTAGCGGCAACGGGTGCCGACAAACACAATTCACTCAACTTCATAAGATACTCCATAATGTTTGCGAGTTTTACGTTGGCAAGAACGCTTCTTTAAACCTAATTTTGTTTAAAATAGAAACTCAATTTTTTAACTTCCATAATAAAACCATGAATAGTAGTGATATTGTAACTCTGATTCGATCCGATTGGGATATAGCGCAACTCGATCGCTACGATGCCCAATCCCTAATGTACAACGTCAGCCAGGAACAGTCGATGCGACTGGCTCCGACGCCGACCATGCCGCCCAAACCCGTCACCTACAAGGACGAAATCGTGCATATGGTTCTACCGCCCACTCAAAACTTTTCACTCCAATAAAGATGAACTACATATTTTTGGCTCTATCGACCACAGTCGTCTTGCTATTTTCATTCGTGTTCTACAAAACGCGCGACTCGCCGACCAGCGTTTCCCCAGCCGTGTCGTCGCCGACCTCCAGTATCTACGTCGTCAGCAACAGAAAGCCCCAATCTCAATCGGCAGTGCCGGCAGACCAGTCCATCTGTTTGGGCGGCTGTTCGTGGATGGACGGCTACGCGGCCGGTCCGCAACCCGTTGTCGATCCCTACGGTGTGGAGGAAAACGGCAGCACGTTGCCGCACGACATGCAATCGCTCGACACGATGAACACCATGCCTTTCGACTACAACGGTATGGCTCAACCGCAATCGGCGTTCGTTCAACCGGCGGAAATCACACCGACCCCCGATCCCGTTGTCGATCTTATACCTCAAGAAATTATTTACTAAAACAAACAAACGCGCGGCACTCCGAGAGATGAAAATCAAAAACGTCGATCACGTCGCTCTGCTCAGCCGTTGCACCACTCGCAGCCAACAAGTTTACGTCGAAAAGTACATCTTGTCGTCGTCGGCGTCGTTACCGAAAAATGTTCATCAAACTATCGATTCATTGCGTCAGGAAAACGAAGACATTCGCGACACGAATCGATCGTGCGTCAAGCAATACATTCTCGAACGCTTCGTCATGAAGTGTCCCTACGACAAGAAACAATTTTACCTCATCATCAATAATGCCATCATTTTCAAACTGATTCAAATCAAAGACTTGCAGCAGATGGTGCAAGTTTTAGATAGCGATAGTAGCGTATCGTGTGATGAGATGCTAAAGGGACATCAAGCCATGTCGAAAATAATTCTTGAACTCTCCAAATCACGTCCCACTCGTGACGCAGAGCCAAATAACCCAAAGTAAAGTAGATGGCGTTTTTTGAGGCGTAGTCGGGCATGCCTTTGAAACGTTCGATAATGTACGGTATGTCGTCGTAGCTGATGAGATCCACGCGTTCGGCTTCGAAATCCAAAACTTTTTTCAAAATCTGATTGAGTGTCTGTAGACTGGCGTTGAGATAGATTTCCGTCGTCAAACTTTGGTAGTTGACGTCGTCGGTCGTGCAAAATTTACTGTAATCGCACATTTATTCACACACGCACACAGTCTTATTTTACATATCCTAAAAAAGATATATAAAATTATTATTTCAAATTTAATCCCGATTGAATGTAGCCGATGATGGCTTTTTTGTAGTCGGCGGTGACATCCAATCGGAACCAGGCAATGACTCGCGTCAATTGTTCCAGAGTGAGACGCGACAGGTAGGCGTCGGTGATTTGACGACGCGAAACGAAATATTTTTTCAAAAAAAGTTGGTCGCCGAACGCTTCGGCCGACGACGGGTACGACATAAAATAATCGATATAATTCATTTTCATGGCTTTCGGAAGGAAATCTATTTCTCGCCAACCGTGATACATGGCGATCTCTTTGAGAAACGTCAACGGTTTTCGCATCCACCACGAACGAGAAAAACTGCTAAACGAAAGCGACGAGTCGCTCTCCAGCAGATGAACAAACGCGTCCACGTCTTCGTTCATGGCTTCCAATTTTCGAGGCAACGATTCATCGTACAACCCACGACAACACGACGTCTTGTCGACGCATCGCCAATAGTATCTGCCGTGAGAATTGGCCACGCTATCATAGCGTCGACCGTCGTAGCCGACCATGATTTGGTTCCTGAAATCGGAAGCCAGCAAAGGCGGTTGATGGCGAGTCATGACGTAATCTTCCATTGTGTAATTACCCGTTAAAACGCAGACACGTGACACGAAAACAATTTCAAGAGAACCATTCATCATACAAACTATCATAAACTAGATTAATTAATTTCAACATGTCTAAAATACATTTTGAAATTAAAAGTTTTTTTAAAGTGTATAATCGTGATCGATAGTTTCGGTGGTCGTCGTAGTGCTTTCGGTCGTACTATCTTCAGGAGTACTCTCTGTCGTCGACGTAGTAGTACTGCTAGTCGTGGGAGGTTCAACAGTCGTCGTTGTTGTAGGCGTAGTGGTTGTAGACGTCGTTGTTGTAGGCGTAGTGGTTGTAGACGTAGTAGTGGTTGCAGGCGTAGTGGTTGTAGACGTAGTGGGACGCCTGTGCGTGGTTGGTTCGGGAGCTTCCGGGGGGAACGGTTGCAGGCTAATGTGAACGAAACCTTTGCGCGTCAAATTGAGCACTTGCGTAAACCATTCGGGAACGTCGTCGTTGCTGGTCTTGTTGCGATGCTGCTGATGATGATGATGCTGTTTCAATTTACTCACGTCGCGTACCAACTGAGCGGTCGCGTCGTCCATCGTCACCGTCACGTAGACGTAGTATCCCAAAAGACTCAACACCATCAACAAACAGAGCACTTTGGTAGCCGTTAGAAAGAGCGCGTAGCGACGCGACGCTCGAGACTCTGGCGGAGCATGCTTTTTAGTCGTCAACGGCTTGTAAACTTCTTCGTGTCCGGATTCGATATCCATATTTTTCTCTGTTTATTTACTAGGTAATTGTATCCAATTTAGCTAGCAATTTTTTTCCGCTTATTCGGGAATAATAGTGCGACGCACGTACGTCACCACTTGATCTTTACCCGTGTAGGCGTCCGTCATGCGCGTGTAGCCTCCCTTGACCAATCGTTCGGGTGCCACCTGGCTGGGTGTACCGTAGCCACCGAAAACGGGAACAATGTAAACATCTTTGGCGTCCATATTTCTTTTTATTCTATACTTTATCATAATTCTATAAACCACAATAATTCGATTCGAACGGTACTCGTGGATCGTAGTAGCCCAACGTCTCAGCGCGTTTTAAAAGCGCCGCGTTGATGGCGTTAAATTTCTCCGTGTGATGCAATTCGTCGCAAATGACGTGCGCCACCTCGTGACACAGGACGTACATTAAACTGTTCCACGAATAGAATTCATTGGGGTTTTTACGTAAACAGACGACGATACGTTTCTTATTCTCCGTGTACGATCGACTACCCTCCTCCATGGTAAACTCGTTGTACACGTCGCGACCGTTCAACATGGCCGTCAAGTAGTCACCACCACCACCACCACTACTAGTACTACTTAAAATGTCGCGCATGGCTTCACTCAATCGATGCAACAACGAGACGGCCGAAGGTGAATTGATGACGTACGACTCGCGAACGCGTCGTCGCTGCTTAGCAATAATGACTACAACTAGACCAATCGTTAGAAATAACAAGACGAGAAAAAGGACTTGTGGTCTTCTCATTTATTGAACCCATTGATGTTGACACATACTACATTTAGCAAAAACGGTCATCGGTTCGTCGCCACTGCGCGTCTGACGACTGTAGGCCGTGATTTTTTTCGATTTACACTTGTGACAAATGAGAACACCTTCTTCGACATCGTGAGGCGACACGATATACTTTTCGAATTCTTGTTCCTTTTTCTTGTACTCGTCGAAAACGGGGAGATTCCAAACGTCGTCGTCCGTCACGGGCACACCGAAAATCATTTCGTACAAGACGCGTTTATTGGGAGCCGAGCAACCGTAGTGACGATTCAATTGCTCGAGCGAAAAACTCGCATCAAAGGCAGCCATCCGCGTTGCTTTTTCTTGCCGACAAAACGAGACACGGCCTCTTCGAACGTCAACGACAGTTCCACACACTCGTACAGATCCACGTCGTCAAGAGTCAAATCGTTGAGCTCAACTCGATTGACGACCGCGTCCACGCCCGCGTCCCAAAAACTCACAAAATCGAAAAGCGTCGGAAAGAGTTTCTCGATTTTTTCGCGAACGCGTCCCTGCTCCGCTTCCAAATCTGTCCACTGGTGATTGATGACATCGGCCAGACTGCCCACGATTTTTATGATGTTCTTGTAGTGCAACGTCGTCCACTCGCGACACACGAATCGATGGAAATCGCCGCGAGACATTCGCGACCAATGCCAATTGGTGTAGCGCGATTCGTAGAGCGCGTTCAACAGCTCGTCGCGCGTCTGTTTGACGTACACTTGACCGTCGACCGTTTTCGAAAAGGGACACCACGTCGAATTGTACACCCAATGCGTGATGGTGGCATTGTCGACACAAAAAGGCCAATAGGCGGCATCGGCTTTGGCGAACAAGAGTTTGAAATAGTGACGCACATCGCATTCGTCGTGCACTTGGAAAACGAAAAAACGATCGGCGTAGCGACGATTGCGAATCACTTGACAAATGTTTTCCACCGATAAATTGGGCAATCCGACGTGAGGGGCGTGAAGCCATTTGCGGTACTGACACAGCGAGTAGAGCAATTTACCGGGCACCAGCAACAATTGTTCGCGATTACTCAGCGACACGTGCGTCAATTGCAAGTTGGGATTGTTCATGATGACGCGTACTTCTTTCAATTGTTGTTCCATCTTGTACCATTCGTGCTCGGCGACGGTGGTGACGAGTTGATGAGGGGTCGGCAAAAGTTGCGCCGTTCGCAAACGTTCCATTTCGTTGAATTCGAAGCGAACGCGAGTGCACGCGTGCTTCTTGATGTCTTTGATCGAGTGGCCGACATAGTCGCACAATTTGCAACAGAAAAGAATCGATCGAGCCGTGCGACAGGGGGCGCGACGAAAATGTTTCTTAAACTCCCCGTCGTTGGCGCTACTAAACATACAGAAATCGCAAAACATGTTTCCACTTTTTAAGGTTATCTGCCGTACTTTTGGCCTCGGTTATTTTTCATATTTTTAATCGTCAAAGTGACGAGGAGAACGAGAACACCGCCGAGAGCGAAATAGAGCACCTTTTCCGACGTGGCGGCCCGCGTCGCGCATTTGACGCAATCCGCTTGGCTCTTGACCACATTCGAAGGAGCGTACATGGTGGGGGGTGTAGCGATTGTTGCCGCCGCTGGCATTATTCGCTGCTGCTGTTGCTGGAGCACGCGTTCCAACAAACGTTCCAAACGGTCCAGCCTATCTGCCGTGTTGTCGTTGTGCAAAATTTTGTAAATTGGAGTCTTATTCATTTTTATCTTTAAAAAATTCACTCCAAGAAAAATAATATATTTATCACACACGATATAAATAAATTATGGGCCATTTCCATCACTACAATTTCGATATTGGTAATGGAAATTGTCAGAGAACCGAGCTGTGCGACACGCTCGTCATCGGCGGCGGAGGATTCAAGGGCGTCCAGTATTTGGGCGGCTTGCACTACTTGAAAGAGCACGGCCATTTGGAACGCATCACGACGTATTGCGGTACGAGCGTCGGTAGCATCATTTGTTTGCTGTTCCTGTGCGGTCACACGCCGTCGCAACAGTACGATCTGTTGCCGTTGAAAAAGATTTTCCAGTTTAGCACGCGGCCGCCGTACGTGCACAGTCTACTGCCCACCGTTATGCCCACCTATCTCGATGTTCAAGTCACGTTCGAGCAACTATTCAAAAAAACTGGCAAGTTTTTTTTTGTCATTGCCTTCAACGTGACGATGCGGCGACAAGAGATTTTCAGCGTCATCACTACACCCGACTATAGCGTCATTAACGCCGTTCTCTTCAGTTGCGCCATCCCGTTGGGAACGTTGCCGCGCTGCGTCGAAACCCAGCACGTCTACATGGATGGAGGCATCGTCAACAATTTGGCCGTCGATGTGGCTCAAGATTTTGATTTCAGCGAACGAATCATGGCTCTATGTTTTCGACCGCGAACGTTACCGTTGCCGACGACACTTCCGCCACCGGCACCGGGTCTCAAAGAATTGGTCGACATTGTCTTTAGTGTACCGAGTCGTTTGCTCGACAAGTCGCGTCTCGAAGCGTGCTCGAAAATTCATCGTCTCTACGAATTCGAAGCCGACGGAGGCGGAGTGGAATCCATCATTTCGTTGGATCATGAGACGAAAATAAAACTTTTTCAACAAGGATATGATTTGATTAAAACCACGTTATAATAAAATATGGATTACGCTTGCCTAGGATTTTTCATCGCTGCTATGGCTGCAGGAATCGGCCTTTACTATTTTCTCGTTCGACGCTAAAGACGCGCTCAGTCGTTCGCAAAATATTTCACAACATGTGGATGTTAATAATAAATGATTCAAGTTATATTGACACTTTTAATTGCTGTCGGATTGTGCGCCGCGTGGACGAAAAGAAAATCGCCGTCCCTCATTGAAACATTCATGCCGCCCTTGTCGTATCGATTCGAAGAGCCTCCTCCTCGAGCCATGACGACCACGCTCGATTACAACACCACTAGACAACCGGCGGCATCGATGGTGCCTCAACCGGCAAGAATGATGAGCAGCGACATGCTGGTGCGTCCGCGTCGCGCTGAAGCTAGCGATATGTTGGCACCGCCCACCACCAATTTCACCTTGAATTACACTGTGCCTCCCAATCAGACGAGTAACGTGGCACCGCGCGTCGCCGACGTTCCCTACACTTCGGCTCTGCAAGGACCCGTACCCGACACGCAATACTTGGCCGTGGATCCCATGAACCCGTTGGGTTTGAGCCATAGCGGTCAATTGCAGCCAGTCATTTACCCGCGCGCCGTCTACGCCAACAAGATGAGCCGACTCTTTTCTCTCGGTGATCCCATTCGAGGCGATTTGCCTATCGCTCCTCTATCGGGCGACAATTGGTTCAAACCGGCCGTCACGCCGCACATTGATTTGCGCGAAGGAGCCATGACGGTGATGGGCGGTCGACACAACGACACCACCAACGAATTGGGTTTGCTCAAATACCAGTCCACGTACGGTGGACACAACATCAACGCGGGAGCCGAATTTTCACCCGACAACGAAATGGTCATGCAAACGAGCGGCATGATTCCACTCTACAGAGAAATGGTCAACAATGTTGGCGACGTCACTATCGCCACGCGATATTAAACACACACACGCACACACGCACACGCATATACAAAATTCAAAATAACACACATCTTATTTTGAATTTTTTTACGGGTCGGCACGTCGTCGGATCCAGCCGTTGACGGTGAAACGACCGTTTTCGAACGTGTTGGCACCCGTCACGGTGACGGGCAACACTTGATGCATGCGCGACGAATCGAAAACGACGAGACGGTTTCGAAGCGGTTTCACAATAGTGCCATCGTCGATAAAGACCAATTCTCCACCGGTGAACTGATTGGTGTGAAAATAGTAGACGTAGGTGAGTTCGCGTAATTCGCACGGTGTACAATTGTCCGTGTGTTCCAAATAGAAATCACCGTGACCGCTGCGAGTCACTTGACACTCGAAAGCCGAGTCGTCCAAGATGAAATCGGGATGCCATAAATGACGGCACATTTCGGGCAGTAAAGAGATCACTTTATGGTGAAACAGTTGTCGAATAAAAGCCGGTGTCACATTCATCATGGTCGATCGACGATAGTCGACCGCGTTGGTCACAGTGCCCGTTGGAAAGAAATTCTCCTTTTCGTCCGAAACGGCCGCCAACAAATTCAACACGTCGATTTCGTCCAACAAATCGTCGATAATGTAGACGCTGCTGCTGCTGTTTGTCGTCATGGCGGCCTAGTTTTTTTTACAATAATCTACCTTTAATAGAGATAAAATGTTAAATTCTCAAAAAATGTTATTGGTCTTTGGTGGGTTTCTACTCTTTGTAGTGGTGCTTATCTTGTTGAATTCGTCGTCTTCGGGACCGCGACGACCAGCTGAACCTTCTCTACCGGCTCCTGATGGATGGGAAGGTCAAGTGGCGAGAATCACCAACGCCGAAAGATCGAGTCGCGGTCTAGCTCAACTGGTGTTTGACTCCAAATTGGCCGACATTAGCCGCGCGCACAGCGCCGACATGAACAGTCGACGATTTTTCGATCATAACAATCCCAGCGGCGAAACTCCGGGAGATAGGGCTCGTAAAGCCGGCTACCCGTGGGGAGCCATAGGAGAGAATATCGCCGCAGGCTACGGGACACCCGAAGCCGTCATGCGAGGATGGATGAATTCACCGGGTCACCGTAGCAATATTTTGGGCACGTCGTACAAACGAATCGGTGTCGGCGCCGTGCGTAAAAGCGACGGAACACCGATATGGACGCAAATGTTTAGCGATTAGTAGTAGGCAACTCTTTGAGTGCTTGATTCATTTGATACTCTGGATCGTCCCACAACGGATTGAATCGTTCGTTGTTCCATTGGTGCAGGTCGAAAGAACCGAAACGCCACGAACCGTCGACCACGTCGGCTTTACAATAGTAGACGCACTGTTTCCAATCGTTGGACTGGAGAGCGTTGTTCAAAAAGAGACATTGATGGTCGCCCGTGTAGTGGAGCATGAGTTGTTTGAACAAGTCAAACGACGGCACGATGGCGGCGTAGTTGACGTACATGAGCTTGAGCGATTCCAAGTTGGTTTCGCGAAAGAGAAAGACGCCGTCGACGGCCGTGCGCACGTTCAACGGCATGTCCAACGCGAATTGCATGCATATAATGTAAAACATTCTAAAATGACTTCCGTTTTTAAACAAAGTTTTCTGAATTTTCTGTCTAAAAACGCTAGGCTGATCTGCACAATCGTCTAAAATGACGGCCAACCACTTGTCTTCGTCGGCCAATTCCTTGTTGCTAATAACCTTGGATTGACGTGTCAAAGCGTCGGCTAGCACTTGATCGTCGTACTCTTCGTAGACGAAAAGTGGCGGGAAAAATTCCCTATAAAATTCATTGGCACCTTCACTGCCGGACATGGCAATGCCCGTTTTAATGATATCGCTTTTGGCTTTCAGAATCGATTTGAGCAACGTCGATTTACCCGAACCGGGTTTGCCGACAATGATAATTTTCGAACCTCTAGCTTTTCGATCTTTATACGTGTATTGGTTGGGCAAAATACAATCATAATTGGGCAATTTTTCCAACTTTATCACGTCAGACATATTTTATTGTTATATACTTTCAATATTTAAAATGTGAAAAATATTGAAAGTTTACCAACTACTACCAACTACTGTTTTTCTACCATCACTACTACATGTGACTACCAACACAAAGAAAATTAAAAGTCGACTTCTTCTTCGTAGATAATGTTCTCGCCGCCGCCGAAATTCGAGTCGACCACGGTTGGAGTGGGAGAAGGTTCCAGTGACGACAAACTTTTGACGGCCTTTTTCCACCAATTCTTTCCGGCTTGGAAAACTTCCATGTGCTCATCGTTGGCTTCAATCATGACGCTGGGTTTGAAATCGGTAGTGATGCACGCCATCGACGAATTGGGTGGCGTGCCGACGGCTTGCGACTGGAAAATAGGAGCGTAAACAAACAAGCTGGAAAAGTAGAGCTGTTTGTTGTCCGTAGTGTCGTCCAATTTACCGCCAAAAGGCAAGTTCTCCTGGGCCATCATGGTGACAACAAATTTCTCATACATTTTATCAAAGTTATACATAAAATGTCCCATAGCACTCAATTGAATGGGACGAGTGTGCATCGGCTCATTTTTTTCATCGACAAACAAAACTAAATGACGTCTCATACATCTCAAATAAGATACCGGTTTGTGCAGAGGAGCATTCCACAAGCCATCAACATAACCAGTGTTAAGATTTTTACAAAGTAACGGTGACGAACGTAAAATGAGAAGGCGTGGAGCATCCAAAAGAATACCTGGCTTTTCTTCAAAGCCTTTGGTAATGGGGTCGAGTTTTCGAGTTACAAGTTTATGAGGTTTTCCAACAGCCATCAGTTCAGGTTTCCATCCAGAAGACTTCAAATTGTCTTCGCCAATAAAAAGTCCGGCCGGCTTGTTGATGGACTTACACGATGGGATGGTGGTCGATTTGGCATCGGTCAAACCGGCTTTCTCGGCAAATTTATTGGCTAGGGCTGCTTTGCTGTTCATCTTCGAAAGTTAAAAACAAAATCTTCTGTAATTCTGTCCAGGAAATCAAATCGTTTTCACGCAACTTCAGCTCGTCCGCCAACTCAATGGTTGAACCAGACTCGAGTAAGCCGATTATATACTGTTGCATGTAGGCGCGGTTTTGAATGCACTCGAGTTCCAAGTACTTTTCCAATTTCTTGGCATCGTTGCACATGGAGGCGGTACATTGGAGAATGCTACACAACGCCTCGTCGCATTGGAACAAGGTTTTGCGTTCGTGGGTTTGAAGTTGCTTTTCCTTGACGTAGCGGCTGATGAGACTGGTGAGAACGGAACGAGAACACGCCCCGTTGTCGTTGTCGTCGCCAGACACTTGCTTGATGAAAGCGCGCGTGGCGGCCGTGACGGGTCGACTCTTACCCAATCCCGTGTTGGCATTGTTGCGCGTCTTTTTCACCGTTTCGAGCGTTTTCAACATGGACGCAAAGAGCTTGCTAAACTCTTCCAAATCGTGAGCAAACTCTGGCTCCATCTGATAGGTGTTGATGAGCCGTTCCAGTGTCTCTTTGCACGACTTGATGCTCTCGTTGCGCGTCTGCTTCTTTTGACGCACGTGCAACTTTCCTTGACGAACCATCTTTTCTTGAGAAACCATCTTTTCAGTCATTTTTATTGTGGTAATACGTTCTTTTAGCTCGACGTTCAATATATCTGTAAAATTTACAGGTAATCGTGGTGAATCAAATTTATTTGGCTCCTAAAAAGAATCAACCGAGACACATAAACACACATATACGATGAAAAAACTATCCAAACAAGGAAACTACGGCACCGTCTACGAGGGAAAATATAAAAAAAAGAAAGCCATTTACAAGACCAATAGCTTACCGGACGTGAATTTGCAACACGAACGCGACGTTATGCTCGTCTTGAACAGCGACCAGAGAATGAAATCTTTTTTCCCTCGACTGCTGGACTATAAGGAAACGGCGAAATCGCAGTGTATTGTCATGGAGTTTATCGAACACGAATTCACTCTGTACGACGCTATGGACGAGCTGAACACGAGCGAAAAAGAGCTCATTTATTTGCATCTCTATTGCATGCTCAAAGTGGCCAGAGAAATCTGCGATTTCACCCATTACGACTTGCATTTCGACAACATTCTTATGGTGAAAGCGTCGCAAAGTAAACACGTGTACACGTTCAACGACGGCACGCGTACCATATTGCCGTACGATGACTATCGTCCCATCATGATCGATTTCGGGTTCAGCTACTGTCGGGGCGTGACAGGTTTACGCGCGCCCATGACTCAAACGCATCACTACATGAATCCTATGGTCTTTTGTCCCATCCACGACATTTACATTCTGCAAAAGAATTTTCAGCATTGGGGCGTGGAATTTGAAGTCGGGTTGCGACACGCTCGACGCCATCGACAATTCAAACGCAGTCTTTTTGATTTGCTAGCGCGAGTGACTCAATGCGCCGACTACCCACGCGACGAAGATGAAACTCCGCCCACAACGGAAGGAGGAGCTTCGGGTTACAATTCCGATTGTAGCAGCAGCGGTAGCAGCAGCTGTAGCGATAATGAACGACAATGGCGAGATGTGGGTCGCTGGAAAAGCGTCCGGACGTTGCGCGAAAACCAATTGTTTACGCACTTGTTTCACCTCGACGACTCTATCGTCCCCATCGAAGCGTGTCACGCGACATTGGAATCAAAAGACTTACAGGGGGTACTCATGTATTGGATAAAAACATATCAAGAATGGTACAAGGAAACGGCAACATTTACAGAAGCGTACACGAGTCGTTATTTGGAGTCGACATTGAAATGGTTGAGAGAATTCGCGTGACGACATGTGACCTTTGACGTTGTCGCTGTCGTTTTCTACGTCGATCACGTGCACGTCGATTGTCCAGATTACGTGACGGAAGCGCTATACGAGCGACTGAGGGCCGTCGCCGCCGTTGCTGCTGCTGCTAGTCAAAACGCCGTAAACGCGCCACATAATGTGCTGACAGACGCACGTGTCGGGTCCTCGCGTCTCTGACGCCCAACTGCAATCGGGTAAATGGAAAGCGTCGCCGACGGGAATCATCATGAAAAACATTTTCAACACATCGCTTTTGCGAGATAGCCATTCAATGTGCTTCTCCATTTTTATCTACATCAAACAATTATTTAACAACTGTTATAAGCATTTGCGTAGGTAGAATAGCAAAATTTACGTCCGCTACAGTTTTCGATGCTGGGCGCGTTGTCGGCGGCGGCGGCAGCTGCTCCCGGTCTGTTGTAGAGATCTTGTTGGTGCTGCTGCAGAGGAGGTTGACGGTACGGAGTGTTGTAGTACGATTGCTGAAGTTTAGCCGGTGCCGTCGCCGCAGTCGGTTGATAATGCTGCTGCTGCTGCTGATACTGTTGCGGCGTTGCCTGTTGATAGGCGTACGGCTGCTGCTGATAAGCGGAGGCGGCAACCGGCTGCTCTACTGGATACCCAGCGGCGGCGGCGGGTGGTGGCGCGTACGACGGAGGCGGAGCGTAAGCTGGAACCGCGACCGAACCTTCGATCGCGGACGCGATGAACTGAGCGAAATCGTGTTCGTTGTACTGACCCTTGAAACGAGCGATGGGCATTTGTTTGCGATAGAAAATAACGATGGGTACGTGTTGAATGGAAGCGTCGCTGCCATCCTGATAGACGCTACCTTCGGCTTTCGAGACGACCGACTTGTTCTCGCTCAAATTGACGGTGAAAAATTGCACTTTGCCTATATAGCGAGGCATGACACGATCAATGACCTCTCGCATTTCCACGCAATACTTGCAGTCGCTACCCGTCAGAAAGACGACGGCCAACTCGGACGGCACCTGTAAAGCCAGATATTTTTTGAACTCTACGACAAGAGTCTCGAAAGCATTCGATTGAAGTGTTTGCATCATTTTTCTTTATTCGAATCAAAGATTTATATTAAGAAATAGTTCCAATATTCCATGAAAAATATTGGAACTTATAGAAATTGCATCAACGAAGCAATGCGTTCGAGCCAGTAGGCATTCACTTGCGATCGCGTCGCCAAACACACGCGCAATTTGAAGGGTGTTAGGTTACGAAAAAATTCGTAGCCACGACAAATGCAATAGTGAACCGTATTGAGAAAATGGTCGTCCATGACGTCACGACCTGTTTGTTTCGAAACCTGACGAATTTTGTCGCAATAGAACCGCGTCAACTGTTGCGACACTTCGACCGGAAGACTCTTGATGTCGTACACTTGGACAAATGCCAGCAACGACCACATGTCCTCATCGCGAGCGTCCAGATTGAAATCAAACTTTTCTAAATCATTCATCGTGTGTACACACAAACTACATTAAAATTTGTGAGCAATTTTAAAATCAATTGATATTAATAAATAATAATGGTCAAATCTAGAAAAGGAAAAGGATACTATAAGAGATGTTATTGGTTTAAAAGAGGGTCCAATAAACGTGTCACTACCAAAAGAAGGACGAGACGAAGGTACACTCGTCGTCGTCCGTACCCCAAGACGACCTATTTTGGACCGAGAAATTACGATCCCTCCCTAGATCTCGCGGAAGACGCACCGTCAGTATTTCTGACACCGTCAATAGAGGCTGAGCTGCCACCGCCACCGGATTTCCTGTTGGGACCGGCGGCAGCCAAGGCTCGTCGCAAATCTCGCAAGTCCAAACGTCGCTCCAAGCGACGTTCAAAAAGAAAGTCGCGCAAATCTAGTAAACGTCGCAAGACCAGCAAACGTCGCCGCCGTTATTAATTTTATTTAAATAAAATGGTAGCTCGTACTAGAAAGAGAAAAGTTTGCTTTAGGGCCAATGGAAAACGAAAGTGTTTCATGGCCAGAGTGACAAAGAAATCGCGTAGAAAGTCTCGTCGAACTAAACGCCGAAAGTCTAAACGTCGCGCTTCGGCCACGACCATGAGACGTACCATGCGTCGGTCGAGTCGTCGCCATCGTAGAGCCAGTTTTGCGCCGCAAATGAACGTCATGTACGACTACGTTTAATAACCTCCAATAAATGAACGCAAACAGATCATCGTTTAGATCGACGACCGATTGGGGACCTTCTTTTTGGTTCTTTTTACACACGAGCAGTCTGGCCTATCCGGCGACACCATCGTCGCCTCACGTAAAAGCGGCCATTGACTTTCTCATCTTGTTGCCCAATTTGTTACCCTGTCCCTATTGTCAGCAACACGCTCGAGACTACGTGTCGAAATCCAATTTATTGCAAGCGACCATGTCGCGTCAATCGCTTTTCGAGTTTTACGTCCATTTTCACAACGCCGTCAATCAACGCCTTCACAAACCGCTCGTCGGTTTAATGCAAGCCAGAAACATGTATTCGACGCGCGTGGCGGGATGGGGACCGCCATTCTGGTTCTTTTTACACATGACGGCGTTGACGTATCGAGATCAACCCACGTTTGCAGATCAGACGCGCATGCGTCAATTTCTCGAAACGTTTCACATCTGGTTGCCGACGACGGCAGCCCAACATTTGGCCTACACCTACACGAGTGAAATGGGAGGAGAAGCGTTGACATGGGCGTGTCTGAACAAAGCCAATTTGTTTTACTTTTGGTTCACGTTTCACAACCACGTCAATCGTCGACTGGGCAAAGAAGAACAGACGCTGCAACGCGTCAAAGAATTGTACAAGACAAATTAATTTTTCAAAAAATGTTGTGTAATTCAAGATGATAAAGAATTGGTCAAGAACAATAGAAAAATGTCGGATGAAATCGCGGCGGTACCCGAAGACGACTTGCTCGTCAGCAGCGAAGAAGAGTTGGATGACTATTTCGATTACGATGGAGACGCGGCCATTGTCGAATATCGCAGCAGCAGCGGTGGCGATGACGACGATGACGATCCAGACGAGATGACAACCAAAAAAAGACGATATATATTTCCGAAACCTATCCACTATAATTTGTTCGAGTCGACGGACGATATCGATAAAATGTTCAACAATCACGTCCAAGTGTACACGATACCTCAGCGATGGAACACGAGGCATCCGACGGTGCCGTCACGCGTCGTCAACGTGAAACTCTGTCGACTCTATTTGCTAAAGAAACCGTGCGTCTACAATAATCTGTGTAAATTCGCGCATCATTTTACCAATATTACCCGATGTAAATACGATTTTTGCAAGAAAACTAAACTGATCGGTCCCGGGGTGTTTGTCAACGAAAGTCACAACATGTGCCGACTGAGGCATCACACGGAATCGCTCAATTCTTTCATCTATAGAACCAAACAGACGACCGTCTTTGATCTTCGATTGACTATTTTTAGCGAATTTGTCGACGAATTCAGGAAGCATTTCGTCTTTCCCATGAAATGTAAATCGTTGCACGTGACGATCGTTTCGCGAGACGTCGAAGCCGCCGCCGCTACGGGTTAGTAGTGGTGGTGGTTAAATCTCGAACGCGTTCGTTGGCATTGATGATGCGCCCTCCGTGTTCGAGATATTCTTTTTTGCGAGACAAGTAGTGCAAATTCATGATGGCGTGCTGGTCGACCACGTCGACGACGACGGGCACGTTTTTCGTTCGCATGACTCTGCCCAGAAATTGGATATAGTATTGAACCATGTCGGCAGCGACGAGTAGGGAATCCAATTTGGGAAAATCGAAACCCGTCCCGATTTTGCCAACGGTGCCGATCAAAATGTCGCACTGTTTGTCGTACGTGTGCACGTTGCCCGTGAGGAGGCTGACGACGCGCGACGGTCGCACGGTCAAAAGTAAATCGCGCAACGCTTCACCGTGAGCCACGCGTTTGACGAGCACGAGCCACGTGCGGTCAGCGGGGAACGTTTGAATAATGTCGACCAGTAAACGATGACGCTGCACGTTGGTGGCTTGCTGTTCCAACATGTAGTTCCAGTCGAGTTTGCCGTAAATGCGCCGCTCGAGCATCACTATGCCCGTGTACACCGTGTAGATATCGTGTTTTTTGAACAATTTTTTCACGATGAAATTTTCACCGTAAAAAAATTTAAACAAGACGTGCAGTTCATCGGGACGATAGGGTGTCGCCGTCAAGCCGATGAATCGTTTGGGACAGAATTTCAACAAATTCAAACTGCGTTTTTCGCTGAGCAACAAGTGGGTTTCATCGGTGACGAGCACGTGATCGACCGGGATGTCGTTTAATTTGTGAACGTTGGCAATGTTGATGATGCCAAAATGATAGTCGGTGCCCGTGTAGCCTGGCAAGTCGACGACGAGAGCATCGCCGCTGCAAAACGTGGCGATCGATTCGCGCCATTGTTGAACCAAACAGACGCGATGACAGACGATGATGGCCGGCAAGCGAAGAGAGCACACCAACGACAGGGTGGTTATGGTTTTCCCGAAACCGGGAAAACAGCTAATCATGACAACGTGCGTTTCGGCCAATTTGATGCGAGCATTTTGATGAATATTGACCTGTTCGGGACGCAACGTGCCCGTGAATCGGGGAAACGAGAGACAAGGTCGATACAAGCGATTGTTGCCGCTCGTCGGTACGGCCGAGAAAGGGACACTGAACGTCGGCCAAACACCGTCGACAAAACACACGCGAGTCGTCTTGTCTTCGAGAACGACCGTAAAACGATCGCGTAGACGTTGTTCGTCTTCGACGCGTTTCAAAACGACACGCGTACTCATTATCTTTATGTTGTAGGCGATGAGGCTTTCTGATGCAAACTTAAAGCACGGCCGGAGTGAAACTCTTGGCACTGGCACGAGCCAAAAAGACGGCGGGATCGATGAGTTTCTTGGTGGTGACGGCCGATGCCGGCAAGTAGCCGTACTTGATGTACTGTTCGATTTGAGGTCCCGGATCGAGACTGTAGCACGCGCGACACGACGTGATACTGAAATCTTGGAATGCCGAACCGACCATAGCATCAGCCGTTCGAGGTTTCTTGCTGAAAATTTCAAACATGTAGGCCGGACGCAGACCGACTTTGACGTTTTGCGGTTCCACTAAAAACTGAATGGAATCCAATTTGGCTACCGTCATGTACGAGGTGAGCAAATGATCGAAACGAGACGCGTACGAAAAATGACAACCCAACGGGAAATATTTCGAGTAATTGTAATTGAAACCGTGAGGAGTGGAATCGAGACCCGTATAGCCTTCTTTGTACCAGTAGGCTACGAGATCTTTGGCGGCGCTGAAGGCTTGCGTTCTATCGGCAATCTGAGCGCCCTTGTAACCGTGCTGTTTCAATACGTCCAACGTCATAGCCGGCCACATGGTGCCGTTAGCGGGTACGCTACCGTCGCGAATGATTTGCATGACTCGATTGACTTGTTGGAACAAATTCTGTTCGAAAGCGTTGGTTTGCGTGCGCAATTCCATGAGTTTATCGAAATCCAGACCCAATCCCTGTTCCGATTTGGGAGCCAAGAGCAGACCGAGTTTAGTGTTGACGGCCACCGATTTGCCGACGGTCCACCACAATCCGCAACCGACTAAAGGGTACGTCCAGTAGCCGCGATAATCGCGCGGAGAAACGTCGGCGCAAATGTTGGGCGGGAAACCGCCGGGACAGTCGTCTTTCAGGTCGGTCGTCAAGTATTCGCGCACAAAGCCGCTACGTGACGCCGAAGCGGGAGCTTTATTGCCGATCGTGTACGTTCCGTCGCGATAGCAACGTTTAAAGGTGCCCTTGGATTGAGATCCACCATACGAGCCGTCGCTGACGACGGTCAAACATTTTTCGTCGGGGAATTCGCAAGCCGTCGAAGAGCAATCTTGAGGATACCACCACGGTGGATTGCGACGCGACATGTTGAGTGGCTGACCACCGGACGTCAGACCGGGTTGCATTTCGTCGAAAAACGGATCGGGTTTACTGCTGCACAAATCGGGGACGGCGTATTCGCCCGGATAGACGAAACCTTCGTAAAAAGAATCGTTGGGAAATCCTTTCATGCCCGACATGCCGTTTCGAACGATGGTATCTTTGCGATAATTGCTATCGGGATTGTTGGTATCATAGGCGCGTTTCATGAGCCACGCGTTGGTCAAATTGACGACCATGTAGGGCCACGTGGGACAGTCCAAAAGTTCTTTGGCTTGCAATCGATTAGGACTGTAGATGCATTCTTTGTGAGCGATACGCAAACAATCGCACACGTTGCCGTCAAATAGTCGCGAGTAGTCGAGTTTGGCGTCGGAATCGATGGCCGTCAACAAAGGCATACGATCGGTTTTGTAGTTGGACGCTGAGGCTTTTTCTTTGCCTGGAATCCAATCGAGATAGTAGGCGTCTAAATTGTCGTAGATTTGTTCCAATTTGACCGGGTCAGTCAACGTCGTCATATTTGGCCACAATTGTTTGAAATATTTCGTTAAATTAGCGGCAAGTTTGGCGTCGACGGGTCCAGGCACGGGTACGGGCACGGGTCCGGGCGCGGGTCCGGGTCCCGGTACTGGAGGTTTCATCGTACTATCGGGAGCATTGATGTAGGTGGGGATTGTAAACTCGGGAAACGTCATCATGTCCGGTCTGGGCCAATAGTTGCCGATGGGAAAGCCTAGCGACTGTTCCGAATAGGCACCGTAAGGCGTGTAGGCCGCGATGGGGGGTTGGGGTGGATTAGGTAAATCGATCGTCGCCGGTAGAATGGCACCGTTAAACATGAGAGGCGCGCCACCGTACAGACCGTACGTGGGTTCAGCCGGTGGTAACGGTGCAGGTGACCGTCTTTTCTCTGTAAAGGCAAAAACTCCGAGTACTCCCAAGATCACCACGAAAAACATAATCAACCATAACTGATTATTCATAATTTATTAATTTAGAGAAATGAGGAACGAATATTATATAAAGACAGAGAGCATAGCTTCTTCGCTGGCCGTCCGGTCGTGTAATATATGTGTTGTGACAATGACTCTTTTTGCCGCATGTCAACGTCGAGGAATTTGTTTGAAATTCGACGCCAATTGGTCGGCTACGTGGAGGAATGACACGACCGCCGTGTGCGTGGTCGTCGTCACATCGACGGGTAATTTCGCTAAAGGTTACGAAACGTTATGGTTTGAAACGTCCAGTCATCAGTCGTTGGTCAACTATGTGTTTCAGTCGTGCGGCTATCGACCGTTGTGGTTAAACGAACGAGAATTTCAGTGCTGCGTGACTCGCATCGAACAAGACCCGTGTCAATGTTCAACGTGCGGTAAAAGCGTCAAAAATGAACGAGCCATGAAACGCCACAGAAAACTCTATCATTTTAAAAATTAACCAAAACTTTTAAAATGACACTATTCAAAGATCTTTAATGAGCGTCACGGGTCGCCGATCCGCTTCAGGTGGTGGTGGTGGTGGTGGCGTAAAAGATTGCGGTGGCATGGACCGGAAACTTTTACGACTCATCGGTAACGCTCTGGCTCTTCGAGGTAACACTGTGGGCGTGTACGCCTGCGTGAGCGACGATGGAGCTAAACGCGGCGGCGGTGGCGGAGGCGGTTCGACGAATGATGGCGGCGCTTCATCGGGAAAAGGACGCGACTCTTCATCTGGACGAGCAGATTCGCTCGTTTGCGTCAACATGACGTGAGCTGGCATTGGTACTGGTACTGGTGGTGAAACGGTTACCGGCTTAGGAGAAGCAGGAGCAGGAAGACGAAAGGAGCGCAGAGGACGTCTGACGGGAGCCGGTCGTTTCATGGCTTCGTAGACGACGACTGGTCGCTGTTGTTGAACGGTGGGGGTGACGGGTTTCGGATACGACAGCAAGTAGACTATCGCCAATAGACTGATGATGATTCCACCTACAAACACCTTTCTATTCATCATTTTATATTATTTATTTTCTTCAGAAATTTGGTCATTGGATTTGACCCAGATTCCGATATTGATGTGTTCATTGTTACTCTCAATCACCATCGGCTGATGTTTATTCAAGTAGATTTTCAGTTGAGGTCCAAAAGTGGCGATTTTGTTGGTACTTTTGATGTTGTTGGCATTGAAACGTTGAGGCGGCGATAGCGGTTCACTGGCTTCACCGATAATGGTGGAACATTCGATGATTTCGTTGACTTGGAAAGCAAATTTGAGACTCTGTTCGCTGCGTGAAATGTCGATCCATCCGGGTTGCATTTGAATGTTGCGACAAATGCTGAGGTATTCTTCGTTGGAAACGTTGACGGGATCGGTGATGCGTTCACCGAATTCGAGTAGCTGATTCTGAACGAGAGTCACTTTGATTTTAGCGTTGGATTTCACTTTGGGATAGTCGTTGGTTTGACTATTTTTCGACGTCTTTTGAGTCTTAATGATTTGAATGCAAATATTTCCGGGAAGAGTGTCGTCCGTGTCGTCGCTGAGAACGGTGAAAACAACGTCGTCCGTCTTTTTGGCGTTTTTGAACGTCGTTTTCAGGTACTCTAGACTGATGCCAATGTTGAGCTCTTCGATATTCAACGTGTACGTATCGAAAGCCTCTTTGGTCACTTTGGCATTGGCGTGAATGTGGTGTTGGACATTGGTATAGATTTGCAGACCGTTGTTGCGAATTTTGAAACACGTTTGCCGGATGCGAGGATTTTTGTCGCACAAAGGACTAATTTGTAAATGTAAATCAAAGAGATTCTTGTAAAAGAGTCCCTTGGCTCGAGACACGGCTTCGAAAAGGACACGTTGTTGCTGCTGATCTACGTGCATCATCGTCGTATCTTTTTGTATTGTAAAACGACAAACTCTTAACTCTCTAATAATAAAAAATGAACAAAATTCTGGTCCTGGCGTGCATCGCGTTATCGTTGGCTCTCTTCTATTTCAAGCGCAAACACGATCAGTGCCGCCGAGAATTAGAGAAACAAAAACGACTCGTCAAATCGCTGATGGAGGGCATCGAATTGGAACCTTCGCCAGCTGAAGAAACGTCGCAACTCATGAATCTGGCCACGACAGCCATCACGCCTCTCATTTCGTTCATAGGACCTAATCTTTTGAAAAAGAAGAACGATTTTTTAAAGGAAACTATCGATACGAGTGATTACGAATTATCTCAGCAAATGCGTCAGCTAGACGAAATAGAAGAAGAAAATGATGATGATGAACCAGCGCCACCACCAACGCAGGCAAAGCTTGTATCCATGCCGGCAACACCACCAAAACCCATGCCTGCAGCTGCTGCACGACCAACTCCACCTCGCCCAGCATCGCCGCCGCCGCCCATGGTGCCTCCAGAAGTATTACTAGCGGCTTTGTGGTCCAGACAAGCCGAAGCGTTGGCCGGGACGTCGCCACTGCCGCGGACGTCGAAAATTACAGAAATTTTTGACGATCCACCGGCAGTAACAGCACCGCTTCCAGAACCACTGCCGGCAGTAGTAGAAGAGGTCAATGAACCAGAGGACATTGTTTCACAATTGGCCGATGCCGTGGCCGACGATGAACAACGCGACCTACCTGAGTTGTCGAGTAGTCTACCGGACACACGCGACGTCACGGGTCTACCTGACGCCTTGAAACGCGAAGCCGACGCCATTGACGAGGAAATTCGACAATTTACCCACGACAATGAAGATGAAGTTGTGACCACCACAGTGGAAAAACCTTTAGCCGCACAACAGGCGAAAAAGAACAAAAAACGAAAACCCTTGTACAAACATCCGGCCTTACAACCCGATTTTTTCTGTCAAGACGGTGTTTGCTCCATTAAGCCAAAATAAAAAAATTCAGTAATTTGTGTGTATCTGTATGCGTGTATATCATATAATAAATGAAGGAAGTCGCGGTCGATATCGCCACGGCGCCGCCTCGTCACAATTTTCCATTCGAATACGTCAACGACCTGTCGGAATTGAACAGAAAACGCATAGTAAAGGTGGAAGAAACTCGAAAAGATGTACGCGACACCTTCGCCAAATACGAAAAGAAATTGGGCAGACAAAAAGGCTGGGCTAACTTTAACGAATCGATACGTTCGCTCGTCAACGTGTGCGCCATTCCCCTAGTGGCTACGGCCGTCATCTTCCCCATTTCAGTAGGCGTCACCGTACCCTTGGCTATTGGCGGACTAGCGGTGACGAGTTGCTGCGATCTCGCCGAAGAACGCAACAAAAATAAACAGACGCGATACGCCAGTATAGTCGCCAGATCGCAAGCGACACTGTCGCATCTCGATCACGTCGTCGACAACGTGCTCACCGACGGCATCGTCACCCAAGCCGAGTACGAAATCGTTCTCAAGAGTTATACCGATTTTAAAAAAAATATCCTCTGATTAAAAGCAAGTTGATATCTTACACATTCTTTCTTTATGTCTAAGTTAATATGTGTTCCGCCGTAACCAATACCACCATGATGCCTTCATCTTACGACAACGGTTCCTTCTTTTGCACCACAAGAACAATGGTGGGAAAGACTAGATTTGCCAGCGGTAAAGAAATAAAATTGAACATTGTAGAATGTATGGAATTGTTTTCCAAATACATCTTCAACGACAAAAAGGTTAACAGCATCATCCAATTGCGGACGGGTTTCAAAAACGCCTTCACTTGCGACCTCTACCTTCTCAGTTTCAACAAGCAAATTTCCATGAAAATTTGTAAAAACGGTTCCTTTCAATTCACAGGCAATATTACCCTTCAGTGCGCTTACGAAGCCATTCAGTATGTTATCTCTTTACTTAAACTATTGTATCCCAAAATGTACGAAAATGATACTTGCGAAATTTATATTTACGAAGTTATGAGTAATTTTGTCCTTGACCTTAATCGTCCTATTGAACCCGACAGTCTAATGACTTTTTTCCAAACGATAGCTCCTCACTATAATAACTACACGTGCTTCAATTCACAAACATCCGGCACGTTCACGTGCAAGTACAACGTCGGAACGACCGAGGTCATGCACCGTAACGTCAGCTTCTTTGACGAAGTCAGCTTTGTAGAGCACGTGCCTTACAAAGATTGCGTCAGCAGTAAAAAATTGGGTCTAGATGAACGCAAAGACTATTACATCACTTTTCTCGTTTTTCAATCGGGAAAAGTTATTGTGAGTGGCATCAACGAGACGATCGTCGAACGCGTGTGTCGCGATTTTTGTCTCGTCGTGAAAAACTATTTCGACACGATCGCCGACAGTGGCGGCTGCATATTTCAGCACCAGCCATTGGAAATCTCCAAAAAGATCATGAAACGAACGTGTTACGAAAAAATTTCACTCGTCAAAATCGAAGACGATCAATATATAATTGTCCGCGGCAAATCAAACTACGTCAACAGCCGCAAATCCAAACTCGCCTCCAAATATTCGTTGTGTAAGACTATTTACGAAAACGACTGTTTGAACATTAACGTTTGCAAAGAACTGAAAAATATGCTGAAAAACGATAAGAACGTACACTTTAGCAATGTGGGAATGACGACAAGTCTAGACGAGAGCATCATTATTAGCCACATGGAAAAGTGTAACACGGCACCAGTAGAAGTACCAGTGGCCGGCGGCACATCAGTGGCTGTCGGTTAAATTTCAAAAATTTTAACATCTTTGAAATTTTATTCAATGTCCCAATCGCTGTCGATCGACGGCCACACTGTTGGCGTGAAACGACAGGAAAGTGTAAAACAAGACCATCAATTTAAAAGGAATCGTTTCCAAGTCGAGAACCATGTTGATGTAGTCGTCTTCATCGCAACGAACGGCACCGACTTTGGTCGCCGTTTCGTCGACAAAATGGTCCACAATTTCCATCATGATACATTGCATGTCTAATGTTTTGTTACATTTCAAAATGAAGGCTCGCATTTCTCTCGGGTCGACATCCATGTATTTTATCGAGGCTTGTTTAATACACTGATATAACTGAGACATTTATATTATAATTTTTAATTCTTTGGCCTTTTCAAAATCTTCGTCAGTCAAAGGCGTAACTTGACCATCACCCAGATATTTACCAACCACGGATTTCTTATCCAAAACGAAACCCTCGTACACGTACAGTCCGTACTCGTTCTTTTGCATAGTGATGGTCTGAGAAGGGAAAAGATTCTTAATCAATCGATCACCGGCTTTGACCACAAATGGAACCAAAAGTTTAGTCTGATGGTGAGGATGAACCAAATCTGGACGTTGAGATTTTTTCTTAGATTTTTGTACAGGTTCTGAAAGTGGCGGCGATCGGTCCACTCCCGACGATGGCGCTTTGCGTTTGGGACCGACGGTGAATTTACGAGGCGACGTTTGCTTGCGTTTACGTTCCGATGATCCGACGAGAGACATTTCCGACATGAGCTGATGCAGAGGAACCGGGGGATGGGGGGTAAGAAAGCGACGACGAACGGCGACGGCGATTTTTCGACGCGGCGGCGAAGGTGAAGGCGTCAGAGGCAAAGAATCTACTGGAAATAATTGTCTGACGTGTGACGGTTTAGATGTATCCATGCTCTTTCAGTTTCAAATCCAAAAACGATTCAATATCAATGACTGTATAGGGAACTTCAATCAAAACAATATTGTTTTTCAAACACAAATCTCTTTTAATTTGATCCCTATACTTTTGATTGAGAAAAGCGTCACGCGACGAGTGAAAATGAGGCACGTAGTGGTAATGCTGTTTACCTTGATATTCTACGGCGAGAGCCAGCTCAGCGTTGTAGCAGTCCAATTCGAGATCGACTTTAGTGACGGGATTGCGCAAAAAAGTGGGACGCTTTTTGGGAAAGGGTCGATTGAAGCGCTCCTCCAAGTGACGTCGGCAAGCCAATTCACCGCGACTGTCGGCCGGCGCGGTTGAAGTACTAATGGACGTGTCTACTGGTCTGAAAGCGTGAGGAAAACGTTGGCGCCAATCGCTGCCGAGCAAATGGGGGTCGCTAGTGCCGCGAACGCCGCGGGCACGTCTGAAAATGGCGTACACGCACAGCGTGACAAAGGCAATGAGAAACAAACGACCTTTGCCAATGTTTCGCCACCAGGATGTCGGCTTTTTTCTCATGTCATAAAAAGATTTTATTAATGAGAACCCTAGTGAAATAATTAATCTTAATTTTTCCAGAATAAAATAATTCGAGGAGACATTTGGGATGAATGAAACCGCAGCCGGTAGATTCGGCATCGTTTCCCGTATTTATCCTAGGTAAAACGTCAACGGCGTCAACGTGAGCGAAAAACACGCACACTTGACGGCTAATGTTTTTGTACTTGAATTTGAACATGTTGCGCGTCAGTTGACTCTTATCCAACTTGAGGTTGGTCTCTTCGAAAAGTTCACGAACGGCGCACTCGCGCAACGATTCGCTTTCGTTGACGATGCCTTTCGGAATACCCCAGTAGAGATTGTACGATTGATTGATTAAAATACCGCGACGACTGACGACGCAAACGCCGGCACACTGTTTGGGTTTGTCGTCATCTTCGTAGAAATCGGCCGTGTCCTTATAGTCCACGTTCAAGACGCATTGGCAATTTCTGAAACAGGTAATTGCCATTTAATTCTTTTTCGAGCTTCTTGAGCGTCTTTTTCTTTCCAGTATTTCTTGACTTCGCGCTCAAATATCTTGATCCATTTTTCGTAGGACGACGTCAGCGACGTTTGGCAAATCTTGTAATACATGTTGATTTTGAATTCCACGGATTTACTCGAGCGAAAAGCCATGGCGTCCGATTGAGGTGTCAACTCTGCCGACGGTAACTGCTGATAAAAGACGCTGTCGACGTACGTGTCAATGACGGCATCTGGTGGCGGAGGTTGGATGGCGCCTAGCGTGTAGACGCGTCGAGGTTTGACTATGACGTGCGTCGAGAATTGGACGAGAAATTCAAAGAGCTGTTTGGGTGTTTTACTGTCGGCTCCGCGTCGCAACGTTTGCAAATACTGACGCGGCTGATCGACGTCGTGTTTGTAAAAACTCTCCAGCACCTTGACGACAATGTCAAAGAAGGCGAATTTACCCGGCTCTTGGTGACAGTAGAGAAAAAAGACAAACATGTCGTAGCCGGGACGCAAATGTTCGTAGATGCCTTTCTTTTCGAGCTGTCGCATGCCCCACGTTTCACCGGTGACGCTATCGCTGCCGCACGACATGCCAAAATCGATAATGACGGGATTGAAACAATTGGAAAAAGACACGTGATATTGATCGAAAAGAATTTGCGTTTTTTTACTAGAAAAATGAATCAAGACGTTTTCCAAATGTAAATCGTAGTGCCCGAAACGGAAGGCCGATTGAGCCATTTCAAGCGCGACGCACATTTGCATGGTGAGCGTGATGAATTTTTGACGCGACATTTTCGACATGGCCGATTTGAAGGTTTCACCGTCGACGAAACGCGTCAAGTTGTAGGGTCCTGAATTGCGATGAAACGAGGCGTACGTTTCGACAAACATGGGCACGTTGAGAGCGTTGAGGTGCTGTCCGGCCACGTACTCGCGTCGGGCGTGATCAAACAGTGCCGGCTTGTTGAAATGCTTGAGAACGACGCGATGATCGACGTCGTCGTGACGGACAGTAGCCGTGTACACTCGTCCCTGCTTGTTGGTCAAATTGTTCATGGCCTGTACGCGCGTCATCCATTCGTGCATTTTGTAGGGTCGCTGGTGTCGCGGATGTTGACAGCCGTCCAAGGGACCGCACCCGCACGCGTCACTCGTTTTCATTACCAAATCTTGACAAATAGCCGGTGTCAACATGATTTTTTATTCTCTCCTCACAGTTTAATTTAGTTAAAAGTAGTCCATCATTAAGAAAACCATTACCATGATTTCGAAATCCAAATTATCCATCCTTAATGCTATCAATCAATTCATGTCGGACGACTTTTTGTTTGGCAACGTGGACCTGATCGAGAAATGGCACAGCGGCGAGACTCAGAAACGCGTGGGATTGATGTTGGGCTTGAAACAGAGAGAAGTCGTCCAGGGACCTCAGCGAAACATTAGCGCTTACCTCTTTTTTTGCGAGTCGAAACGTCGCGAGATTTTGGAAACCAATCCCGGCATCAAACCCAACAAGGTCATGATTCTTTTCGGAGAGTCGTGGCGCAATTTGAGCGACCAGGAGAAACAACCGTTTATCGACAAGGCTATGGTCGACAGGGAGCGCTACAACAAGTATTTGGAGAGTAAAGTGCGACCGAAAAAGAACGCCCGACCGAGTATTTATAATTTGTTTTGTACCGACGAACGACGCGCCATCAAAAAGGATCATCCCGACATGAACGCGTCCGACGTCAGACGAGAGCTAGGCAAAAGATGGAAGGCCGTCAAAGAAACGAATCCAGATCTTTTGAAAGAGAAATATGGATACGTGATTGAAGAGAGTCAAGATGTGGTAGGAAATCTCTAAATAATATCGTTCAACAGCTGACAAATGGCTCGATCGAATTTAGATTGATATTTGGCGACGATGGCGGCGGGTAGAGGGATGCAACGATGCTGTAAAATGAGCGACCAGTCCAACCGGTGACCGTAAATATCGATGATATCGGTGGCGAGTTCGGGTTCGCGGCTCATTTTTTTCCAATCAACCAGCGATTCGACGAGTTTCAATTTAAAGCTTTCGGGCACGTGCACGGGGAACGAGATGTGAAGCGGTAGCTGTTTAAAAAGATTCGGCCAGTCGATGGTATTTTGAAACGAGTAGTCCACCATGAGAGCGAGAGCAAATTTGTGAACGTCTGTGCGCAACAAGCGTTCACATTGATCGTACCTGGCTTGAGACATGATGAGCGCGCGCAGTCTCTCTCAAATAGCTTTATGTAGATGAAATCAAATATTTCTAAAAAATTTTCACACTTTTTTAGAAATGTATTTCTTGGGGAATAGATTTCAGAATGCGTTCGACAACGGTGGGTGACAATTCCAATTTGGTACAGAAATCCACGAGAACAATAGAGGGATTGTATTGCCGGCGAATGTAAATGAAAACAAAAGCGGCGACAATCATGTACATGCGTCGATTGATTTTCGTACGAATAAAAGCCATAATATCGGGACGATTGATGAATTTCAAAAAGGTCTCGTCCCTTTCGAGACCGATGTGTTTGAAAATCATGTCGGCCGTGTCCGAGTACGACTCGCGCAGGTAGCACAATTCGGGTATTTTTAGTTTGACTAAATTGAAGCCTTTATTGGCGAAATGATTGGTCAAGCCAAACCACCTGATGACCGTGTCGTAACTTTGAGGACATTTTTTCAGCATCAAGACGTGAAAGAGCGACGCGCAAATGATGGCTTTTCGGTAGTTTCCGCGATGAATACGTTGATTACAGGCCATGATAAAGTACTTGTTGGTCATTTCGACAATTTCCGGACTGAGATTTAAAAATTCCATTTCTTTACGAATGCCAATGTTGGCCTTTTGTTGAATTTGGTCCTGGTTGGTGTTTTGACACGTCATTTGTTGACGACAACGATTGCAAAATGTCCCGTCATTATTTTCAAAGTAGACGTGCTGACATTCAACGTCGACATGGTCGACTGGTTGAACGTCTCGATCTTTTGACGATAAATAATTTTCAAATAGACAAAACATTTCGTTTTCGTTTTTACCTTCTGCGCACGCTTTTAAGTTTCAATTTAACTCCGTAAAGCATTACGACAAGTAGGACGGCGACAGCTATAGGAATGCCGTAAGTGGACCAAGCCGACTCTTTGGCTAGGGGACGTAAATCGAACGTGATCACTCCACCGCACTGGGCTTGCTTGTAATGAAAGGGTCGTTCGAGTTGCACATGTTTATTGTGACGATGCGTCGCGATTTTAAAGTAGCCATCGTTCGGTCCCCATTGCGGGCCCCAAGTGTTGCGACAAATCCAGTAGGGAACCGATTCGTAGGTGAAAGAACTGGTTTGCACGTCGGCGGCGACACCCCAACCGACGATGACGACCGTGATGGCGCCGACGAGAGACGCGGGAGACGCGAATTTGGTGTGCGGATGATGAGTGACGACACGATCGAGATAGATGCCGTGTTCACCGAAATGACCCGACAAGAAATTGGAGTAGACCAACATACCGGCTATGACGGGTCCTTGAGTGACGATCGCTTGTTTGATGGCGTCAATGTCCGTCAGCCAGCGCACATTGTCGACGGTGGCTTGAATTTTAGAGAGACACGAGCAACGCGGCGTGGTCGACGACGACAATTGACTGACAAGTTGCGCGGCATTACCTTCGGCCGAGTGACATTTCATGCAAGGTGTGTAGTCGAACGCGGGTTCGCCGTGAACGATGCGTCGATCTTGCAGAGTCGAGACGACGGTGACGGCGAAATTGTTGGCACACGTTCCCTGATGACGGGCGACGGGAAGAGACACGTGATGACGCCAATCGAATTCGACGGGAAAGACATTTTGATGAGCAGCAGCAGCGACCGTGGCGGCAATGTACTTGTTGAATTGCAAATCGGTTTTGTAGAGACTGAAAATGGGACAATCTTCGCCGCCGTGGTCGTTGTCGCTGCGATGTTGCCGCACGATTTTATCGACGGCCGTGTGTTTGACGGGTTGCGCTGCAGGATGAGCGGGATGCAGAGGAACTACTTCTTTCGCCATGATGGAATGCGATTGTCTGGCCGGTGAGTGGGCGAGAACATCGGAAAACTGGGGCATTTGCGTCAACGGTTGACCGTGAGCGTGCGGGTAGTCACGAGGTGGTTTTTCTTTTTCGTAATGAGAGGTTTTATCCATACTTTTATTGTTCAGAGGTTGATTTCCCTGAAGCTGAGAATACGTCAGATAATTGTTCATAATTTATTCTACATTTACCTGAAATAAAAAAAGGTAAATCAGTCTCGACATTGAAACGATGCCCAGCGCATGGAACTAAAAAGAAACCCATTGTGGGTTATTTAAGCTGTGTTGCTGACAATGCCAAGTAGTCGTGGAATTGAAACGGTGACGAACGCTCGTGTTTTGAAAGTTGCATCAAACGTTCACCATGTCGGAAAATTTAGTCAGTACCATTTTAGAACTACTCAATGACTTGGTTAAAGCACAACAAAATACAGTGGACGCATTTATAGATAGAATATCTGTCAGGTATTCTCTGAACGAATTGGAACTGCGAACGTTGTGGAATGGCAGTGACCCTGATACTGTAGCGACTTTAGTCAACGACGACAACAAGTGCACTCACACGTTCACCAAAGGTCAACGTATCGGGCAACAGTGCGGTCAAAAGAATTCCGGAAACACGACGAAATGCAGCAAACACCAAAAGAAATTGAAAGAGCAACGATCGACGACCGCCGCCTCGACCACCATCACGACGTCGTCGACAACCGTGACCGACGACGGCATGCGAGACATTCCTCTGATGTTTAGTAAAATCACTAGCGTTTTGGCTTCGGATACGGAAGACTCTTCGGATTAAATTTCAAAAACACATTATATATTTTTGAAATTTTTTAATAACGACGACCCCAAGAAGCGCCCACGACTACTGGAGCTGGATTTGGAGCTGGAGCTGGAGCTGGAGCTGGATTTGGATTTGGCGGAGGTGCTGGATTTGGATTTGGCGGAGGTGCTGGATTTGGATTTGGCGGAGGTGCTGGAGCTCTCGAATTTCGTTCTTGTACAATGAGATCAATGTCAAAGACTTTTTGATTAAACGGTTTAAATTCTGAATTGATGACGGCCTTCACGTCGACGCTCATAACATCTTTAGTCAATAGATAGTTTGGTGGAATGGCCGGAGTCGTTCCCTCGGGCATGTACAATGGCATACGCATGGGATCGAGTCGCATGAGGGCCGTTTGACTGTAGGCATTTTCGACGAGATGCAACAGTTCATAGCCGACGATGGCGTCTCCGTCCAATTCCATTTGAGCTTCGCGCAAAAATTGCAACGTATTGTAGCCGCGATTGCGAGCCAATTGAGCCAGAAATTTATCGCCCGTGTCGCCGCAACCGTAGTAGACCAACGTCTTTTTAGTGACACCGTTGACGGCTCGAGTGTCGTACCTCAGAGATTTACCGGCGGCCATTTCGCCGACGAGTCGATCGAGAGCTTTGGCTTTGTAGCGAATAGTGTTGGCAAAATAGTTGAAGATTTTATCGCAACCGGGATTGTTGCTGGTCGCTCGTTTGTTGACGGCGCACACGCTGACAAAAGCATCGGCTGTAAATTCAGCCGATTCCGAATCGCGACGCAAAAACGACTGGAAATCACGACCGCCGTACAAAACGATTTGGTCGTTGGCGGCACCCAACAGTTTCATGGCGTGCACTTTGTTGTAGGCCACCAAGGTTTTACCCAACGGCAAGTAGAGTCCCGAACCGCGAACGGGATAGTAATAGGTGCCGACAAAAAGAGTCGGGTCGGCGAAAAACGAGTACATGGGTCCGAAACGAATGACTTCCAAATAGGGTCCAACTTGACCCAAAACATTGGCGTCTTGATCGAGAGTCACGCCGTTGGGTACGCGGAAAAACTGATTCGTCACATCGCGACGAGGTGTAATGGGCGTGGCTGGTTGAATTTCCGGAGGCATTTTGTAGTAGATTTCCAATTTTTGGTAGCGACCGACGAGATCGGCTTCGCTCATCGACGACCACGATGTCGCCGGTGAATTGGGATAGACGAGTTTAAAGTATTCGACCAATCGATCTTTTTCCGTAGCCGGTTTCAAAGCGCCCGAAGCGATAGCCGCTTTGACTTGATCCAATTCATTGAAAATGGGCGATTCGGGCTGTCCAAAACGGACGATATTGTTGCACGTCAACAAAACCGAATCGCCGACCCAGTTCAAGACACCGCCTTTCGTCTGACATTCCTCTTTGGATTTAAACATGATTTCTTGCGACGTGGGGAACGCGCCGTTCGGGGTCGGACCCGGTTTCGGAGGAGTGGTACCCCCGCCACCACCACCACCACCACCGGGAGTAGGACTTCCGCCGCCACCACCACCACCACCTGGAGACGGACTACTGCCGCCATCTCTACCAAAAGGGATCGTCATCCACATGAGCCAAGGAGTCACAATCATAATTATTATTATGGCGATGATTTGACTTCTTTCTAACATTTATTATTTAAAAAATCAAAGGATGGTATCGTTTTAAAATAGGATTGTATAACGGCGTCGGGGACAATGCCTGATTCTTGACATTTGGCGTCGTAAACTTGTTGGTAGCAAGCGAGAATTTCAGGCGTTTCCAACTCGATAATTTCACCATGAGTTTTAATCATGATCGTTTTAAATTTTTCGATTTGCTCCAAGTGTTGAGTGTACAGAGCGGCGATGGTGGCCATTTTGTTGCGTTTGACAATGTACGTTTCAACGGGATCTTTGGCTTTGGTTTCGTCAACGTCGTCCAGTAGCGCTTTGGTTCGATCTTGAAGTTCTCGAGTCGTGTCCTGTTCGCTGGCCTCGGCGCGTTTTCGCATCTCTTTTTCGGCCTGTTGATAGTCGTCATCGAGAACAACCTTATCGACGACTTTACCCATGATGGCTTCACAGATGGGGAAAGGACGACCGACGACGACGGTGTGAATCTTGTTGCAACTGTCTGTTTTTCTGATGATTTTTCTGGCAGCCGTAGCCGCTTCTTCTTCGGTGGCGTAGACGCCTCTAATTTTGGCGAAAGCCAACACGTTGTACTTGTTGATGCCGCCGGGAGCGGCTGGGAAAAAACTAAAAAGAGCATACTTTTGACCTTCGATGGGTGGATCTTGAACGGCGCGTTCCACCTGCGGGTAGTCGACAATGTGCAATGCGGCGCAAGCGGCTCGCGTTTCTTCCAACGTCAAAGGCGGCACAAACGGGTCCGGTTGCCATCTTTCTTTTTTCAATCTTAGACTCATTATAATAATATAATAATTTCTTAGTACAAGCTCACTTTTTAAACTCTCAATTTACAAAACAGGGAAACCCATTGTACCGCCGGCAATGCGGATAATATTGTTGACGATGACGGTGACTATAAATTCGAACGTCTGACCGAAATTGGTGCCCGACAAGACGGGGCCTGTGCCGTTACTGGCTATGATGGCGTCATCGCTAGCAGCTGGCACCAAGCTGACGTTGGACAATTTACCGTAATTGGTACTGCCCATGGGATCGAGATCGTTGAATTTCAACGAATACGAATACAAATGGTAGCCAGTGTCGGTGGGACAAGCTGGAGCGTGATAGTAGGGATTGACTAGACTGAAATAATCGCTACCCATGTTGGAAAAACGATTGGAATTCTCGTAGATGAGCGTCGTGTGCTTGATGGGATCGCGAGCGTAGCGGCTTTCGTAATCGATAGCTGTAGTAGTTGGAGTGACGACGGGAGAGGCAGTCGTGTAATTGGACCACTGATTGGCAAATGTGGAATTGCGAACCTGGAAAAAGAGGGCTTTGACGGCGTGATTGAAACGAACGTCGTAGCTAGGAACTGGATTGGCTTTGGGATTGAACGATTGACGAGGAGCGATTTGAACTTGTTCAATCAAAATGGTACGTTGAGATTTACCCATCAGAATACGTTCCTTGTTGCTGACGATGGCGTAGTTGGCCCATACTTGAACGCTTTCCAAGACGGGAGCGGCATCGATATCGACACCGACAACAGGCACGTTGACTTGAGCTCCGGCGGCGGCTGCATTGTCCAAAATGAGCAATTCTTTCCAGTCGCGGAACTGGAAATTAATGTGCATCTCGTTGTAAGGGATGGCAGCGGTGGGTAGAGAGACGCCAACATCGCGAGTGAAAAAGAAGGGTAAAACGAGATTGAGCGTTTGACTAGGAATAGTGTCTCCTGGACCGTGAGGATCGATCATGTCGCCAATGTTGCCAATCATTTGATCGTAAGCGGCGCGTTTACTAGCTTCGACAGTGAACTGAGAATAGGCATCCAAATGATAATTGTGGATGGTGTGAGCAAACAAATCGTTGAAAGAAATGCTCGTCTCTCGAATGAGATTGTGCATGAAATTTTTGGTCCAACGAAGGCGACCGTTGGCGGCAAAGCTATTGGTAATTTTGAGAGTGACGGCGGGAACGACGACGCGAAGCCACACGTGAATGAGGTAGTCACCGGCGCGACTGACGCTGACACTCCACTCTTGCCCGAAACCGGCATTGCCGTTGTTGCGCGACAACAATACGGGAATCTGAGTGAACCAAGTCGATTTCAAGGTGGAGCGGACAAAGTAAACGATGGCATCGGGTCCCGAGTACATGTACTTTTCGATCTCATCCAATGTTGCAATATCAATAAATCCTGAAGTGATATTCGATTGCGCCATTTTTTGATAATATATTTATTATAACGCCAGAATAGATTTTTGTTGATTAAAAATTCCTAGTTTAGATGTAAAGATGGATAATATCTTGGAATTTCACAAACAAATAGAAACACATTTTAAGGAGGAAATTAGTCAGCTAGAAGGGTTGACGACTCGCGAACAACAAGTGTGCGACTACCTGTCGCAACCGTGGCTCTCGGAACGCGTTCGCAGTCACTTGATTGACGATCTGGACGAGATTCGTACCACCATTAAAAATATTAATTTTATTCGTTTCTATTTCGTAGAAATTCGTTCGATTCTCAAAGAGTACGTGCAGCTGATGCAAATGCCGACGGTGAACACGTTCTTCCAGAAAGAGGACGGCACCAAGCAGCAGCATCACGCGCGTAAAACGTACGTGGTGAAAAATTTTTGGGAAATTTTTGATTGCTACAAAAAGTACTACTACAACGTCAAAGTGGTCGATCAGCAAAAAGACGATCCGAACACGTGCCAGTATTGCGGTTCGACTCTCGGCTACTTTTTCGACGAAACAGTCAACATTTGCTACACGTGCAAATCGGAGAAAGTCTACTTTATACAGTCGAGCAATACGGACACGACGCGCGTCAATCCCAAATACATTTACGATCGAAACCAACATTTTCGCGACTGCATGATACGTTTTCAGGGTAAACAAAAGAACACTATACCTCCAACTATTTTAGAAAATATTAGTAACCATTTGAGCGACTATCGGTTGACGACCATCAGTCTCAGTCACGTGTGTATGATTATGAAAAATTTAGGCTACAGTAAGTACTATGACGACTACGTGTTGATTCACCATTTGATTACGGGTCAACCTCCGTGCGACATTTCCTTCATTGAAGAGCAGCTCTTGCAAGAATTTGACATCATCAATATGGAGTTGAAGAATTTCAAGGAATTGAATAAGAAAAATTTTAATACACAATACATCTTATTTTTACTACTAAAGCATCACAATATCAACGTTCACGCTGATCATTTCATGTTGATAAAATCCAATGAAAGAAAACTATTGACAGATAAAATTTGCAAAACTATCTTTAAATCGCTAGGTTGGAAGTTTAACAGTATCCTCTGAACACACTGCACACAATGTTGTTTCGCTTCTTCAAGAAACCCTTCTCATTGACTGCCGCTACGGTACCGACCATTCACGGTTTGTACGGCGTGACCAAGAAACGTGATGGAGAACTGGTGGCCATCAACGGAGACGGATACGCGTACGACATCAACGAAAAGAGAGTGTGCCAAGTGCCGACGTTTCCTCACATGGAATTCGTGGCCTACGGCGAATACATCAAAGGCGACGAAAACAAAGACGACGTTATTTATCTGTTTGAGACCAACAGTTTTCGAGTGGATTACACGAAACGACACGATTCCCTGAAAAAATTGGTCGACAACAAGATCCTATTTCTCAACAATTGCGTCTTTACGTCGTACCCGTTCAATTACATTCGAGATCATTACGATAGCGTCGATGAGGGCTTCATTTTAACGCGAGTTCACGGCAAAAGTCCCGTGTACAAATACAAAAAGTCCAACGACACGGTCGATTTCTACATCAAAGACGGCAAATGTTGGTGCCTCATTGCTCGAGCGCAGTACGACGAATTGAACGACACGCCTCCCGATACAGACGCCAATTATTTTCTGGTCGAATTCACACCGTGCAGCGAGTATCGTGGCGAGGAAACGGATTGCGTCGTCGAGTGCCACTGGAAGGAAGATGCCAATCAAGACGCGGCGTCAACCGATAAAGTCGGAGCGTGGTACGGTTACCGCGTGCGCCAGGACAAGACGGATCAATTCAAAGCCACCGGATGCGGACCGAACAATTGGAAAACGTGCATGGATCACTATGAAAATTTCTTGAATCCATTGACATTAGAAAAAATATTTTCCTTGTTGTAAAAGAAGCATAATAAATGGGAAATGCTAAATCGACTAACGTAGCTAAAGCAGTCGTAGATATCTATTCGAAAATAGCCGCTGAAACGGTACAGACGAGCACCATTAGTACGAGTAACACGCAAATCATCAGCGTCGACGGTAGCGGTGGCGATGTCAACATTAGCGGCAACACCATCACGCAAACGGCCAAAGTCAACATGACGGTATTGATGGACAGCATCAGTAATGTCGATTCGCAAAAAAGAATCGGCGTGCAACTCGATCAATTGGCGAAATCGTTGGTGAGCGGATTGAATTTTTTTACTTTTGACGATGCCAAGAATACGGCAGAATCTATCGTGAAAAGCCAAACGACCATCAACAACGCTATCCGTCAATCGTGCGTGTTGAACGCCAACAACGTGCAAAGCATCACCATCAAGAACGTCAAAGGTAGCGTCAACATTACCAACAACGTTCTGAGTCAGATGAGCGAAATATTCGACAAGTGCGCGCTGAAAAGCGTGCTCGGCGTGAAAGCCATCGACGACGTGCAACAACGATTGAATCAGGAAGCCGAATCGAAATTGGAAGGTTTCAATTTGGCCTGGTTAGCGGCGGCCGTTTTGGCTTTCGTGCTCGTGCCCGTGCTGGTCGCGGCGCGAGTCACGTCCAACGCTTTGCGTTTCGTTTTTCCTCTCATGATCGCCATCGGAGGCGTGTTTTTTGCCTTGTACTTTACCCTAGGAAAAACGTACATGAAATCGTCCAATTACACGCGACCGTTCAGAGACACCTGTACCGGTAATGTGGACGGTAGCGTTCCAAGGACGACTATCGTTCGGCAAGCCATGGATGCGTGCCTGAAATCGTCATCGTGTCGCGTCGTCGACGCTCGTCTGACGGAAACGGGTGGCACCGTCGCCAAACAAGTGCCCGAAATCACTTTCTACAAGAGCGGCGACGGATGTAAATTTCAGTTTTACCCGCAAGGAGTCGTTCAATTGGCCGCCGTTGACGTTACCGCTGTTAAAACTACCGATAGATACCAATGGTTGCTCTACGTAGGAATCACTATGATTATCGGCGGATTACTGGGAACAATCATTCAACGAGTCAGAAATAATGGCAGTAGCAGTAGTAGTACAAGTTTGACCACGAGTGAATTGACGTCGTTTCCTTCGATAGAATAAAGATTCGAATCTCTCAGAAAGTGATTTGAATCTAAGCGCCACCTAAATAGTAGGCTTGAAACATGTTGCAATTTTCCAAAACGTCGAAATCCTGCGGCAACGAATTGGTCATAAAATACGCCGACACGTAATCGGTGGATCCATTCAAAACAAAAATAGCGTCGACTTTAGCCGTAAATGTTGTCAAATTACTTTGCGTGGAATTATTCCACGAATTGACGTCTTGCCACAAGGGATTCATGGCCGCATTTTGAGCCAAACAAAAATGAATACGATTACCGCCCAATGTTCGAGGAGCCCAAGCAGTCGCGCGAATCGACCACACGCCGGCTTTTTTAGGTTGAAATTTTCCACTAGCATACCAGCCGCCGGTAGTGTCGTAACGTTTGGTAAAGTACGACGCCAAAGTCCACGTATTGGCTACAGCATTAAAATAAGCAAACACGTTGGTGTACTGGAGATACAACAAACTGGTTGAAGTCGCGCTTTGATTGGAAGTCGAACAGCACGTTTCAAGCTGAGCGGAAGTGAAACCGGCACCCACTAAATTACCATTAGCATCCAACATCAACAACGTATTAGCCGGAGCCGTCGATTTCTTTTGAAAAGTCGAATCTATTTTACTAGATGACCACAATGAAGTGGTAGACGGAGCACCCAATAAGCCGGAATCTTTAATATCGGATTTCAAGAGGACGTTGTTGGTGGCGGCGAGAGCATTGGAAGCTTGCGTGCAGCACGCGTTGATAAATGTGGGAGTCAAGCCGCTGTCGACTAAATTACCGCTAGCATCGGGCATCAGCAGAGCGTTAGCCGGCGCCGTCGTCTTTTTCTGATAGGTCGCATCGATTTTGCTGGACGAATACAATTTCGTGGCAGAAGTGGACGTGTCGACGATATCCGTTTTCAACAACGAATTATTGCTAGCAGCGAGAGCGTTGGAAGCTTGCGTGCAGCACGCGTTGATAAACGTGGGAGTCAAACCGCTGTCGACTAAATTACCGCTAGCATCGGGCATCAGCAGAGCTTTGGCCGGAGCCGTCGTCTTTTTCTGGAAAGTGGCATCGATCTTGCTGGACGAATACAATTTCGTGGCTGACGTGGACGTGTCGACGATATCCGTTTTCAACAAAGAGTTGGTGGCGGCATTGGCGGCCTGAGCGCAACACGCCTCTATAGATGTTTTCGTCAAACCACTATCTACTAGATTACCGCTAGCGTCTGGCGTTAGAATAGCATTAGCGGGAGCCGTAGTTTTCTTTTGATACGTGGCATCTATTTTGCTAGACGAATACAGTTTCGTAGCGGATGTGGACGTGTCGACAATATCGGTTTTTAGTAAAGAGTTATTGCTTGTAGCTAGAGCGTTGGAAGCTTGCGTGCAACACGCGTTGATGAACGTCGGTGTCAAGCCGCTGTCCACTAGGTTGCCGTTGGCGTCAGGCATGAGCAAAGCATTGGCTGGCGCGGTGGTTTTCTTTTGATAGGTGGCATCGATTTTGCTCGACGAATAGAGTTTGGTAGCCGATGTCGAAGTGTCGACGATATCGGTTTTCAATAGGGAATTGGTAGCGGCATTAGCGGCTTGCGTGCAGCACGCTTCGATAGATGTTTTCGTCAAGCCACTGTCGACTAAATTTCCGCTAGCGTCCGGCATGAGAATAGAATTAGCAGGAGCTGTCGTTTTCTTTTGATAGGTGGCATCGATTTTGGTTGAACTGTACAATTTAGTAGCCGATGTCGAAGTGTCGACGATATCCGTTTTCACTAGAGCGTTTGTGCTGGCCGTCAACGCGTTGGAAGCTTGTGTGCAACACGCGTTGATGAACGTCGGTGTTAAGCCGCTGTCCACTAGGTTGCCGCTAGCGTCAGGCATGAGCAAAGCATTGGCTGGCGCGGTAGTTTTCTTTTGATAGGTGGCATCGATTTTGCTCGACGAATAGAGTTTCGTCGCTGATGTGGACGTGTCGACAATATCGGTTTTCAATAGGGAATTGGTGGCGGCACTGACAGCTTGCGTGCAGCACGCTTGGATGGCTGTGGGTGTCAGTCCGCTGTCGACTAAATTACCGCTAGCGTCGGGCATCAGCAAAGCATTGACCGGTGCTGTCGTTTTCTTTTGATACGTGGCATCGATTTTGGATGAACTGTACAATTTAGTAGCCGAAATGGACGTGTCGACAATATCGGTTTTCAATAAGGAATTGGTGGCAGCACTGGCAGCTTGCGTGCAACACGCTTGAATACCGGCTGGTGTCAATCCGCTGTCCACTAGGTTGCCGCTGGCATCGGGAACCAAGATTGCGTTGGCCGGCGCTGTCGTCTTTTTTTGAAAGGTGGCATCGATTTTGGAAGAACTATAAAGTTTGCTAGTGGACGTTGTCGTGTCGACGATATCACTTTTTAATAAGGCATTGGCTACAGCTGTAGTGGCGTTGCTGGTTTGTTGGCAGCAGGCGCTAATGAATGCCGGCGTGATGCCGCTGTCGACTAAATTACCATTGGCATCGGGCATGAGCAAAGCATTAGCCGGAGCTGTCGTTTTCTTTTGATACGTGGCATCGATTTTGCTTGACGAATAGAGTTTCGTCGTGGAAGTGGACGTGTCGATGATATCTGTTTTCAAAAGCGAATTAGCGGCAGCACTGGCAGCTTGCGTGCAACACGCTTGAATACCGGCTGGTGTCAGCCCGCTGTCCACTAGATTGCCGCTGGCGTCAGGCATCAAAAGCGAGTTGGCTGGCGCGGTCGTCTTTTTGGCATAAGTAGCATCGATTTTACTCGACGAATAAAGTTTGGTAGTCGATGTGGACGTATCGACAATGTCGGTTTTCAATAAGGAATTGGTAGAGGCACTGACTGCCTGCGTGCAACAAGCTTGGATGGCTGTCGGTGTCAGTCCACTGTCCACTAGGTTACCGTTGGCGTCGGGCATGAGCAGCGAGTTGGCTGGCGCTGTCGTCTTTTTGGTATACGTCGCATCGATTTTAGCCGAACTGTAGAGTTTGTCAGTGGCCGTGGACGTGTCGACAATATCGGTTTTAAGTAGGGAATTGGTGGCGGCACTGACAGCTTGCGTGCAGCACGCTTGGATGGCTGTCGGTGTCAGTCCACTGTCGACTAGGTTGCCGTTGGCATCGGGAACCAAGATTGCGTTGGCTGGCGCCGTGGTTTTCTTTTGATACGTGGCATCGATTTTAGAAGAACTATAAAGTTTGGTAGCCGAAGTGGACGTGTCGACGATATCACTTTTCAATAAAGCGTTGGCCACAGCGGTAGTAGCGTTGGTGGTTTGTTGGCAGCAGGCGCTAATGAAAGCCGGAGTGATGCCGCTGTCGACCAAGTTACCGTTAGAGTCGGGCATGAGTAACGTATTGGCCGGCGCCGTGGTTTTCTTTTGATACGTCGCATCGATTTTGGATGAACTGTAGAGTTTATCGGTAGATGTCGACGTGTCAATAATATCGGTTTTCAATAAGGAATTGGTGGCGGCATTGACAGCTTGCGTGCAACACGCTTGAATACCGGCTGGTGTCAATCCGCTGTCCACTAGGTTGCCGCTGGCGTCAGGCATCAAAAGCGAGTTGGCCGGCGCTGTCGTTTTTTTGCTATACGTAGCATCGATTTTGGACGAACTGTAAAGTTTGTCAGTAGATGTCGATGTATCAACAATATCGGTTTTCAGTAAGGAATTGGTGGCGGCACCGACAGCTTGCGTGCAGCACGCTTGGATGGCTGTAGGAGTGAGGCCACTGTCGACTAAATTTCCATTGACGTCGGGCATGAGCAACGAATTGGCTGGAGCGGTCGTTTTCTTTTGATAGGTGGCATCGATTTTACTTGACGAATAGAGTTTAGTAGCCGAAGTGGAAGTGTCGACGATATCGCTTTTCATCAAAGCATTGGAAACGCCAATTTTAGCGTCAGCCGTTTCTTGGCAACAAGCACTGATGAAAGCCGGCGTAATGCCGCTGTCGACCAGATTACCATTGGCATCTGGCATGAGTAACACATTGGCTGGCGCCGTCGTCTTTTTGGTAAACGTAGCATCTATTTTAGAAGAACTGTAGAGTTTATCGGTAGATGTCGACGTGTCGACAATATCGGTTTTCAATAAGGAATTGGTAGCAGCATTAACAGCTTGCGTGCAGCACGCTTGGATGGCGGTAGGAGTTAGGCCACTGTCCACTAGATTGCCGTTGGCATCGGGCATGAGAAGCGAATTGGCTGGTGCTGTCGTTTTCTTTTGATACGTCATGTCGATTTTGGAAGAACTGTAAAGTTTATCGGTAGATGTCGATGTGTCGACAATATCTGTTTTCAATAAGGAATTGGTAGCAGCGCCAACGGCTTGCGTGCAACACGCTTGTATGGCACTAGGCGTCAGTCCACTGTCCACCAAATTACCGTTGGCGTCGGGCATGAGTAAAGCATTGGCTGGAGCGGTGGTTTTCTTTTGATACGTCATGTCAATTTTCGAAGAACTATAAAGTTTATCGGTAGCCGTAGACGTGTCGACGATATCGACAATTTTCAACGATTCATTGGCGGCTGTTATAGCGGCCGTGCAACACGTGGTAATAGCCAAAGGCGTGAGACCGCTGTCGACCAGATTACCGTTGGCGTCGGGCATGAGTAGCGAGTTGGCTGGCGCTGTCGTCTTTTTGGTATACGTGGCATCGATTTTGCTGGACGAATACAATTTGTCGGTGGCCGTGGACGTGTCGACGATATCTGATTTCATGAGTCCATTGGCTGAACCGGTAGCGGCTTGAGCGCAACAATTTTGAAGAAATTGTGGAGTGAACCCGCTGTCGACGAGATCGCCTTTAGCGTCGACGACGACGATAGCATTGGCAGGAGCGATAGCTTTCTTCTGGAACGTGTCGTCAATTTTCAGAGACGAATACAATTTAGTCGCCGAGAGGGACGTGTCGACGATATCTGATTTGAGTAGCGAGTCAGAAGCGGCGTTGGCAGCTTGCGTGCAACACGCTTGAATAGCCGCCGGCGTCAATCCACTGTCAACCAGATTGCCGTTGGCATCGGGCATGAGGAGAGCGTTAGCCGGAGCCGTGGTTTTCTTTTGAAACGTGGCGTCTATCTTGGGAGCGCTGTACAACGCGTTGCCACCGCCGTCAATAATATTGCTCGGCGACAAAGCGTTGCGAGCCGTTTCGCAGCACGCATTGACGATAGTGGGCGTCAGTCCGCTGTCGACTAAATTTCCGTAGTCGTCCATCATGAGTAAATGTTGAGAACCGGCGACAGCTCGTCGTTGGTAATTGGTATCAATATAATTGGAACTGAACGTGGTAGTGTAGTCGACGATCGTGTCCTTGATTTTATCGCAACACGAAGGCAAACTGTAGGGTGTGGTAACGATATCGCCGTTGGTATCGGTCGATAAAATACTATTGGCCGGCAATGTCACCATTTCCAGTGCGCCAGTATAGGCGTTGTACGTGACTGGTCGTTGGGTGACACTTGTTTCCGGTTTTTTAACGTACGTGGCATCCGTTTTCAAACTGCTGTAAAGACCATCGGATTTAGGCTGAACGTCGTCGATTAACGCTTTAATACTTTCGCAACACGACGTGATGAAAGGAATACCGATTTGTGAACTGGAAACGTTGCCGACGGCATCGGCGACTAAAATGGCGCCCGGTTCCAATTTAGTTCGTCGCAGAAAATTCTTGTCGGTAAAACTACTGCTGAACGTGTTGGTCAAACTAGCCGTCGTGTCATTGATGATTTTTTGAGGGCAACATTCGGCGAGTTCTTTGGTTTTCACCGACGACGAAATGAGAGCACCAGTCACGGGATCGGTGACGACGACCCGATCGGGAACTAAACTCAACATTTGACCTTCGGGACCAGTCTTTTTAAAGTAGGCGCTAGTGTAAATAGCCCCAGATAATACCAACATAACCAAAGCCACAAAGAGAGCTAATTTAGCCGTTTCATTCATTTATTGATATATACAATTAATTTAATGGTAATGAGACAATCCGACTAAAACAGTTTCATAGAAATAATTTTTTTATGAAACTCTATTCATTATTAATCGAAATATAAAATAGAGGTTTTTTCGTGGTCATGTGTCCGTAAATAGGATCTCCTTGATAGTGAAAACCGCACGCATTGGAAGCATCGATAAGATAGTTGAGGTGATGAAGTTGGATAATTTTCTCGACGTATTTACACTTGTCCGATTTGAAACTGAAAATACAAAAGTAATCATCAGAAAGACCAAACATGAGCGGAGGCAAATGTTCGCAAGCGTACAGTGTACCTTTGATGAAGAGAAATTTACCTGCGTAAAACGAGTTTGAAAAGTCTTCCGTACGCCGATTGACGTGAAACGTGACGCGAGCACCGTGATGCGTCAAATAAGCATTACGAATATTGTAGGGTACATCTTTTCTGAAGATGGAAATGGCGTTGTAAGGCGAACGGTCGCTAGAGATTTTATCGACCCAACAATTGATGGGAAATTTGTAAACGTGACCATAAGTGTTTTCTATGACGGTAAAAGTGGATTCAAACCAGCGAATATCCGGTATGGATGTTTTTATAAAATTTTGATAGTTTTTATAGACGTGCAATTTGTTGACGTTCAAAACGAGTTTGGCATTTTCCTTGACAACGGTCGTGTTTTTGAAAGGCGTCGATATTTGAAGATCGCTTTCCTTGTCGTAAATGACACTGCCGTACAAATGACAATAGCGTTCGAGCCCGACAATGAGATCGCTGGGTTTACGTATGGCCGCGCAGACGACACCGACGTCGTGTTGCGGCAAAATGAAACGATCGCGTTGGAGAGCGGGTTGAGTCAAATCGACCACCTGGTCGTACATGCAATCGCAAAATTGTTGAATGGCTTTTAAAATGGGATGCTGAGGTGCTTGACGAGCGATAATCTGATAGAGATGTAAACAGAAATATTGTATTTCTACAGTGAGCAGTTTAGAGCGAGTGTCTCTAGTTGTCTTGAAGAGTTCCGATATGGCTGGTGTTCGACTGAAATTGTGCGGCGCACACTGGAAATCGCCTCTCAAATGAGGATCGATACTGTGTCGCAAATCCATGGTGCAAAATCCAAAGTCGATCAACCTCGCTTCATATGCCATGTGAGGCAGATAAATGCCTCGTTTTTTATTGGCGTCGGCCAAAAGAAATGACGACGTCGATTTGGCCACCATCACGTTACGTAAATGAACATCAAAGTGTACCATTCCCAAATATTGCTTGATAATGTAAAAAGAATAGGTTAACTGGAAAAGAAATTGAATGACGTAGTCGACGGTGAGATGCGGTAAAAAAGTCATGACTTCATACGAGTAGCGTTCTATGAAGAGAACGTAATCTTTGTCGACAATGTTGGCACTGATGTAGTTGCAGAGAAAAGGACAGACTTTCATTTTGTTCAAATAGGAAATGAATGGGCAAAAATAAATTTCAGCCAAATCAAAGTCGAGCAACCAAACGCCTTCAAACAAAAGAGCCGATTGTTTGAAACCGTTATTGTTCATTTTGACGATGACATCAGCTTGTTTGCGGTCTACCACCTTGTGACCGTTGATTTCTAATTCGTAAATGGCTCCAAAGCCTCCCTTGGTGAGAGGAACTAGGCGATAGAGACCGCGTTTCCAAAAGTACTCAAAATCTTTATTAGTTAGACTGTTAATGGCTGTAGCGACATTATTAAAAAAAGAAGCAAACATTTTATCGAGAGAAAAGCAGTAAATAGTATTCATGATGCAACTCGTTTATTGAGAAAAAAAATTTTCATTCATCGTTCAAAAAAACCGTAACAAAAGCGGTAATATTGGTATTGCAGCGAGGGCAGATGCCGTACTGACAAGCGCAGGTGGCGCAGAGAAACGAACATCCGCACGGTAGGAGAACGGTGTCTGCAGTGTTGGGACATTCGTCGCAAAGAGTGGCGTCATTCACCGAGATTCGCGTACGTTGGTCGTGCAGAGGACAAAAAAGGGCGTGTTCATCGATAGAGTTGCAGACAAAGCAAACGTTTTCGTTGCACGAAGCGTGACGAAAAAAGCCTTTAGAAGCTAAATGCAAATAATTGGGATCTCTGTTATAAGAGATGAAGCGCAATTCAAATTTGGCCCACGCCGGATGATTCATCTGCATCGGATAGGCTAAAAAGTTAAAATTTTAAAATAATCAGCAGGTTGGCGACAGAGCGGACAGTGGTCGACATTTAGAGCACAATTGGGACAACAAACGACATGTTTGCAGGGAAAAAGAATGGTGGCGGCTTCGAAACAAACGACGCACGTCGAGCGAGACTTTTTACCTGGCACGTGTTGGTAAAAAATACAACTCGACGAATGAGAGTCAACGTTGCCACAGTAAATACATAATTTCTGGATCCAAATGTCTTTCACGGTGGCTTGCAACATGGCACCGAATGATTCCATCATAAACATTTCACCTACAATCTGCGTCGAAATTCCCGTCATGCCGCAGTTGCAGACTTTAAAAAAGATGGGCGTCGATTTATAGGGAAATATATAGAGACATTGCAATTGGGATTTGAGACATTTCAAGCAATTAAAAACTACGTAAGCAGAATGTGATTGATAGAAGCCACACGAGGCGGCGGACGAGTCGATGGTTTTCGCTCGATTGTCCACCGACATGAAATACTTGAAAAAAGGGGAACGAAATCGCGAAAACCCTACACACACACACATACACACAGATACACACAGATAAGTAAAAGTTCAACATAGCAACAAAACAACAGTAAACTCACCCAAAGAATTTAAATAAGGACAGCAATCGCAAGATGTCAACGATGAAAACGTCGTCGTCGACATCATGGCTCCAGCCGAAAAAGGAGCTAAAGCAGTCGAAGCCATAAAAGCAGCTGGCGGAGTAGAAATGACTGGAGCAGGCATGGTTATGAGTATGGTAGCGAAAATGCGGACCATTTTATACGCAGTTGTGGATCGAAATCGTCATGACAATGCAAAAACCCAACAAAAATTGTCATGACAACGGGAAATAGCCACAGAAATTGTCATGACTACGGAAAATAGCCACAGAAATTGTCATGACTACGGAAAATAGCTACAGAAATTGTCATCACTACGGAAAATAGCCACAGAAATTGTCATGACAACAACGATAACGCGTAGCAAACGGCGAGGAAAACGTTGGAAACTTGAAGCAAAACGTTTACACTTTTTTGCTAAGGAAATGTTGCAAAACGTTTACACTTTTTGCTCTGGAAATGTTGCAAAACTTTACACTTTTTGCTCTGGAAATGTTGCAAAACTTTACACTTTTTGCTCTGGAAATGTTGCAAAACTTTACACTTTTTTGCACTTTTTTTTGCTCTGGAAATATTGCAAAACGTTTACACTTTTTGCTCTGGAAATGTTGCAAATCGTTTACACTTTTTGCTCTGGAAATGTTGCAAAACGTTTACACTTTTTTGCACTTTTTTCTCTGGAAATGTTGCAAAACGTTTACACTTTTTTGCTCTGGAAATGTTGCAAAACGTTTACACTTTTTGCTCTGAAATCCGGTGTGTCACACAAAGAAACAATGTTTTCACAAACTTTAGGAAATCCAGTGTGTCACACAAAGAAACAATGTTTTCACAAACTTTAGGAAATCCGGTGTGTCACACAAAGAAACAATGTTTTCACAAACTTTAGGAAATCCGGTACGTCAAACACACAAAACAGTGTTTTCCCAAAACTTTTCCTGTTTGTCACGTGATTTGTCAGGGAATACTCGAGCAAAATACGAAAAGCCGCACGGAAGTTGGAACAAGTGATTTTTTCCGTGGAATCCAAGAAAAACTTGTTCCCAAAACTTTTTCTGTTTGTCAAGGAATACTCAAGCAAAATACGAAAAGCCGCACTGACGTTGGAACAAGTGAATTTTTCCCAAAAATCCAAGAAAAACTTGTTCCCAAAACTTTTTCTGTTTGTCACGTGACCGTCAGGGAATACTCAAGCAAAATACGAAAAGCCGCTTTTACGTTGGAACAAGTGATTTTTTCCCTGAAATCCAAGAAAAACTTGTTCCCAAAACTTTTTCTGT